ATGACCCACCAGGACCGCGGCGGCAACCCGAAAACCAGCGGCAAGCGCACCAACGTGCGGCGAGCAGAGCAGCAGGCGAAACTCGTCGAGGCGTACATACGGTGCAACAGTCTCGACGAGGTGGCGAAGGAACTCGGATACCACAACAAGTCGAACGTTCACCGGGCGCTGCAGGTCGCACTGAAAGCTCGCGCGAAAGAACGCGCCGAACTCGCCGACCAGGCGCTAGAGCGGCACATCAGCCGGTACGAGTACCTGATCGGTAAGCACATGGACGACGCCGACAAGTGTTTCGCCAAGGGCGACACCCTCGGCGCTGCCCGCTCGACCAAGGCGGTGCTCGACCTCGGTGAGCGCATCGAACGACTGACCGGGCTCGACCAGCCGCAGCGCCACGAGATCACCGTGACCGCGACCGTCGACGACCTCGACCGCGAGATCGCCGAACTCGCCTCGAAGCTCACCGCGAAAGCGAAGGCCGACGGCGTGGATCTCGACCTGCCGGTGACCGAGGCCGTCATCGCGCACGGCAAGGCGCTCGGCGAGGGTAGCGCGTCGTGACCGTCGACACCGACCTACGGCCGGAACTGGGCAAGCTGCAGAAACTGCTGCTGAAACAGCGGTACGCCGAACTGTGCGCGGTGAACGGTATTCCCCTCAACGACACGACCTCGCCGGGACAGCTGGCCGTGCGCCTCGACCCGCAGACGCAGGTGCAGCGGCCGCACCTCGAAGTGATCGACGCCGAACTGACTCGCATGCTCGGCGAGCCGAACGCGCGCGTCATGATCTTCACGCCGTCGCAGGTCGGCAAGAGCACCCGAGTGTCGCAGTGGTTCCCGTTTTGGTGGCTCACGATGCGACCCCGCGACCGCGTGCTCATGGCGTCGGCCGAGGCGACCCTCGCGCGCCGCAACGGTGCCGCCGTCCGCGAGTTGGTGCGCGAGTTCGGGCCTGAGTTCGGGCTGAACCTCGTCGCCGACGAGGGCAGTAAATCCGACTGGTCGATCCGTGCCGGCGGGTCGATGCGCTCGCGTGGCCTGCGCGGTAACTTCTCGGGTCACCCGATGGATCTCGGCATCATTGACGACCCGTTCACCGGCCGCGCACAGGCCGAATCGTTGAAGGTCCGCGACTTCGTGTGGGACTGGTATTCGTCGGTGTGGTCGCAGCGTAAGGGGCCGACGTACCGCGAGGCGATCGTCATGACCCGGTGGCACCAAGACGACCTGTGCGGCCGGCTGCTCGCGCGCGACGGCCGGGTCGAAGAGGGCGGCGTGTGGCACGTCGTGCACCTGCCGGCTATCGCTATGGCCGAGGATCACGCGCGCGGCATCTACGCCGACCCGCTCGGGCGTGAGCCGGGCGAACCGCTCACGCACCCGATGATCGAGGCCGACGACACCGAGGGCCTGCTCGAATGGTGGGCGACCAAACGCGCTATGTCGACGTTGCGCGACTGGAATGCCATGTCGCAGGGCGTGCCGTCGACGGCCGAGTCGGCGCTGCTGACCGAGGCGCAGATCAGGACGGCGACCGCGCCGGCACCCGACGAGTTCCGTCGCGTCGTGATCGGTGTCGACCCGTCGGGCGGCGAGGGCGAGAAACACGACACGGCCGGGCTCGTCGCTGTCGGGCTCGACGACGACCGGCACGCGTGGTTCGTCGAGGATCGCACCGCTGTGCTGTCGCCGATCGAGTGGCCTCGGCAGGCGTGCCTCATGGCGAACGAACTCGGCGCCGGCACCATCGTCTACGAAACGAACTACGGCGGCGGCATGGCTCGGCAGCTGATCACGCAGGCGTGGGATCTGCTGCAGCGCGACGGCGAGATCCCGCGCGACTCGCTGTGCCCGATGATCAAGGGCGTCGCCGCTCGCAAGTCGAAGGTTCTGCGCGCCGAGCCGATCGCGCAGGCGGTCGCGACGGGCCGGGCGAAGTTCGCGCGGGGCGCGGATCTCGCGACGCTGCAGAGTGAGTTCACGCTGTGGCAGCCGGGCAGTACGTGGTCGCCGGGTGCGCTCGACGCCGGCGTGTACGCGGCGACCGAGGTGCTACCCGAGGCGCCGACCGGGGCGAGCGTCATGCGACCGAAGGGTCGGCGCGGCGAGGCGCGAGGATCGTCGCAGTTCGGCGGCCGTAAACGCACCGCTTGACTAGCATCGCCGTGATGCTATAGCGTGACCTCATCCCCACCAGGAAAGAGAACGTCATGAACATCACTGCCGAGCAGGTCAAGCCGGGCGCGCAGCTGCGCCTCGACTCGACGACAACGGTCATCGTCACCAACGTCGCCGAACACTTCCCCGCATGCACACGGTGCGGCGCCGCCAACGTCGAGGACGCCGGCGACCACGCCGACAACGCCGGACACTGGCCGGTCGCCGCAGAGTTCGATCACACCGGGCTCGCCGTAACCGTGCTGCAGATCTTCCACGGTCACCGGTTCGACCGGCTGCGCACGATCATTCTCATGCCCGAGGCGCCGCTACAACAGTCATCCGACGCCGATCGCTGGCGCCGCTGGGCGACACCGGCCGTCGAGCGTTGCCTCGCCGCGGTGCCCGACGATCACCCGCTGTACGACGAACTCGCCGACGAACTCGACGAGCGGGCACACACTGCCGACGTGCGCCGCATGAACGGCGGTGTGCTGCCGTGATGCGCCGCGACCGGGCTGCCGAGATCCGTGCGCACCTCGCCGGCGTGCGCACCGCGCAGCTGCTGGCGAAGTCGATCGCCGACGGCGACCACGACACCGCGGCGCGCGCTACCGCTCGCGACGCCGAGACCCGGCTCGCAGCCGCTCACGCCGGCATCCTCGCGATCGTCGAGGCCGACCAAGGTCGGTCGACGTAGTGGCCGGCTATCAGCCGCGGCGCCGGCCCGGACATGCCGACGCCGGCCGGCCGTTTCCGTACGACCAGGTGCGGCCGCCGGCGGGCGGTGGCGGCGTCTACCGGTCCGGGCCGGGCAAGGTGCGCCGCGAGTTCATCGACCGCGCTGCGCTGGCCGCGGCCGCCGAGGCTGCCCGGATCGAGCGGCGTGCCCGCGAGGCCGAGCGCCGTAAGTCGACCGCGCGGCTAGAGCAGATCGCCTATCCCGACGGCGTTCCGCGCCGTGACCCGAAGCCGTCGAAGCCGGCCGAGCAGTTCGAGGACTGGGGCAGCAGCGAGTGGTACGGCGTCGACGGGCTCGTGCCCGACGTGTTCACCCGCGCGTTCGCGTCGATCCGCGAGCACATCACCGCATGGTGGTGCGCGCTCGCGTTCACGATCGTCATGATCGTCGGCTCACAAACCGACTGGGCCGTGATGCTCGCGTGCCTCGCCGGCGTGAGCGCGGTCGCCGGCACCGTGGCGATCATCGTCGGCCGCCGGCAGTACCGCCGGCAGCTGGCCGCCGAGCATGCCGCGATCGCTGCCCGAGCAGACGAGCAACACCACCAATGGATGAACGACCCGGACGCGTGGCGCCGGCAGATCGAAGGGAACGAACGATGACCACCTGCCCGAACGGCATCGAGATCACGAACAACGCGTGCGGCGAGCACTGTCACGGTTGGTGTCTGCTCGACGGCGAACCGTGTGCACCGGACTGCCGCAACCCGCTCGACGAGCCGGTGCCGGCATCGCGGGGCGACGTTGCCCTCGGTGCTGCGCTCGGCGCCATGTTCCCGCTGCTGTGCTGGCTCGCGAGCCTGATCGCGTACTGAGAGAGACGAACCTATGGACAACTGGCACAAGGTCGGCGACCGGGTGACCACCGGCCGCGGACCGAACCGACACAGCCCGAACTACACCGGCACGATCGTCGAGATCATCCCGACCTACCGGGTGCGCCTCGACGGCGGCGGCCACCTGACCACCGAGGCCGCCGGGCTCGAAGTACTCGACCCGGCCGAAGAGAGCGAGTAGCCAATGCCGAACATGATGACCCTGTTCACGACCGACCCGGTATCGGTCGACGTGAGCGTGTCAATGGTGACCCTGAAAACCGACCGCGAACCGTCGGACCCCTCGCGCGTCGTCGACCTCATGGGGCCGCCGTTCGAGGTGCACGTCGCTGACCGGTACACGATCCGCGTCGGCAGCGAGCAGGTGCACGAGGTCGAGCACTGGCTCACCGACCCGACGCCGTGGTGTGAGCACGTCAAGCTCGACGACGGCAGTGTGCGGATCAAGACCACCGACGGGCTGTTTTCGATCCGGCTCGGTGCGCCTCGGCGGAACTGGGGCCATGCCGGCGCGGTGCTGACCATCGTCGAGCGCAGCCTCGATATGTGCGCTGAGCAGGGCGACATGTGGTTCGATCTCGGCGGGTTCCGCTGGCACCGTGACCTGCGCGATCTCGGTACTTGCGTAACACCACGGTGATGCTATACATTCGTTCGCAGTTGACCACCACCAGAAAGGACCAACCGACATGATCGGGATGATCGTTCACTACACCGACACCGCCGGCCGCACCGGCATCGGCTACGTCACCAGCCGCGACGAGGCCGCCGGCACGTTCCGCGTCTGCCCGGCCGCCGGCGTCTACGTCACCGTGGCCGCCGACAAGATTGTGACCGTCGCATGAGCACCAAAGTGACCGGGCTCAACGTGACCGCCGTCAGGCTGGCCGCCGAGGCGCTGGGCGACGACACGCTCGGCGTTCTCGCCGGACTCACCGCGACGACGTTCACCTACCCCGGCACACCGGCCGAGGCGATCGCGTGGCTCGACAAGGGCCGGCAGGCACTCGTCGCCGGCGGATACCGCGGCAACGCGCACCCGGTGCGCAGCCTCGCCGCCGTCCGACGCAAGTTCGCACAGCAGTAACCCACCACCCCACCACCCGAGAGGACCAACCCATGACCATCACGAACACCCCCGTACTGCGCGACCAGCCGTGGGCCGACGTGGCACCCGCCGAGCGCCACAAGTCGACCCTCGAAGTGATCCCCGAGCCACGCAAAGGCGCCGTGATCACGTTCTCGAAGCGGTACCCCGGATCGACCCCGGTGTACACGTACGCCGCGATCAAGGTGCGCCGCGATCACTGGGCGATCACCGGCCGCGAGTCGTCGCCGTTCACCTGGCTCGAACTGTTGGAGTTCATCGGCGACGGTGCCCGCGACGGGCTCGGGTGGCGCACGATCCGCTACGCGACCGGCTGGGCCTCGCCGACCGAATGACCCGGCAGCGGCTGCCCGTCGAGGGGCAGGCAGCCGCACCGAGTCGACCCGGCTCGTGCGCGTGGGGATGCGTTACGAGCCGGGCCGAGTCGGTAGACCGCCGACCAACCCACCAGGAGGAAACATGTTCAAGACCACCACCCGCGCACTCGCCGGACTCGTCGCCGCTGCCGGCATCGTCGTCGCCGTCGCCGCATGCGACCCGATCGACGAGACCGCGACCGCGAGCAACACGAACGCCGTCGTCGCCGCGGCCGACACCACCACGGCCGACAACCTGACCGCCGGGCAGCGTAACGCCGTGAGCAAGGCCAAGGATTACCTCGAATACTCGGCGTTCTCCCGTTCGGGCCTGATCAAGCAACTCGCGTTCGAGGGATTCAGCGACGCCGACGCAACGTTCGCGGTCGACTCGCTCGACACCGATTGGGATGCGCAGGCGGTGAAGAAAGCCGCCGAGTACATGGATTACTCGTCGTTCTCGCAGCAGGGCCTCGTCGATCAACTCGTGTTCGAGGGATTCACGCAGGCGCAGGCCGAGCACGGAGCCGCGAGCCAATTCTGACCATCCGCTGATACTGTCCGGGGTAGTGCTCGGGCAGTGAGCACAGCAACCGCGACGACCCTGTTACCCGCTCGGGTGCAGGGTCGTCGTCGTGTGTGCGGCTAATCTGAGTGCCAACCGACCCACCAGCGAAGGACACCCGGACCATGCCCCACACACTCGACCCGCTCACCGTGATCATGACGATCCTGTTCGTCGCCCGCGTGACCCGGCTGATCGTCGCCGATCAAATCCTGTCGCCGATCCGCGATCGCCTCGTCGGCCCGTCGCTGGCTCGTGTCGTGTCCGGTGAGCGAGATCAACTCGGGTGGTTCGCGTACCTGATCACCTGCGCGTGGTGCACGTCCGTGTGGGTCGCCGCTGGCACGCTGACGGCCGCGTATTGGTGGGCCGACACTCGGTGGTGGTTCATCATGGTTACCGCAGGGGCCGCGTCCTACGTGACCGGCGTTGCGGCCGCGTGGCTCGACCCTGCTGACGACTGAGAGACGAGGACACGATGCCGAGACGACCGGACTCTAACGCGTTGCGACTGCTGCGCGACCAGGCGCCCGAGACACCGCAGAGCCTGATCGCCTCGGCTCGCCGGCACGCGCCGGCCGCGTCGGTGATCACCGCGTACCCGATCGAGCCGGTCGAGCAGCGTACCGCCGGCGGCAACCGTTACCGCCGGCATTCGGCGCGTGGCGACTCGATCGTCGCAGCAGCTGAACGGCTGAACGGCACCGAGGACCGCGGCGGCCGGCAGACACCGCGCCGGCGCAAGAGGCAGGCCGAGAAGTGGCAAGACGAGGTGTGGGGGCTGCGCGACGAGTCGCCTGAAATGCGATTCCTCGGCGACCGCAAGGCTCGCGCGGCGGCACAGTGCCGCATCTACATCGGCCACCACGAGGCCGGCGACGTGGGAGATCCGGCGCGCGTGACCGAGGGCATCGTCGGCGAACTCGCGCAGCAGCTGTTCGGCAATCTGCCCGACGTAGAGCAGAAGCTGAAACGGTACGTGCAGCAGATCGAATACACCGGCGAGTCGATCATCAACACCCGCAACGACGAGGCGCACCCCGGCCGGCTCGTGTGGTCGGTGCACTCGTCGAGTGAGCTACTGGGCTCGCAGGCCGGGCAGTATCAGATCACCGACGGAGTGACCCCGCGCAAGGTCGACGACGCGAACGAGATCCTTGCCCGCTCGTGGACGCCGCACCCGAAGCTCGCCGCGCTGGCCGACGCGCCGGTTCGCGCGCTGCTGCCGGTGCTGCGCGAGTTGGTGCAGATGACGAAGTACGTCGGCGCACAGATCGACTCGAAACTCGCGTCGGGTGGCGGGCTGCTGCTCGTCACGCAAGATGTCGAGATCCTGAACAAAGACGGCGAGAAGGTCGATTTCGCGACCGAACTCGCCGAGTACATGATGACCGCTATCGAGGACCGGTCGAGCGCCGAGTCGCTGGCGCCGCTGGTCGCATCGGTGCCCCGGATCGAGGGCGTCGCACTGTCCGATCTGATTCACCTGCAGACGTTCAGCGAAACACTCGACCCGCACATGCACGAGCGTCGCGCCGAGGCTATCCGCCGTATCGCGCTCGGCATGGATTCCGACCCCGGCGTGCTCGACGGCATGGGCACCTCGAACCATTGGTCGGCGTGGCAGGTCGACGAGTCAGAGGTGAAACTCGGCATCAACCCGATCATGACGACGTTCTGCCACACGATGACCGCCGAGGTTGTGCGGCCGCTGCTCGCTGCGCAGGGCGTCGAGAACGCCGACGAGTTCTCGGTGTGGTTCGACACGTCGGCGCTGAAACTGCGCCCGGACCGCTCGAAAGACGCGCAGTGGGCCTATCAGCAGGGCATCCTGTCGGCCGAGAAAACGCTCATCGAGGCCGGGTTCGACACCGACGACATGCCGACCGACGAGGAACGTACCGGCCGTGTGCTGCGCGAGAACCTGATCGCACTGTTGTCGCAGTTCGGGCAGCAGCCGGGCGCGGCCGTCGAGATCCTGCGCGCGATCGGCGTCGACCTGCCGGCGACCGCGGTACCCGACACCGAGGCAGCTACGCCGGCCGTCGATGCGCCGGCCGCCGACGCTACCGCCGACGACCCGGACAACTCGCCGCCGGCAACACTCGACAAGCCGATACCGAAGATCACACCCGGAGAGGGCACACCGTGACGATGACCGAACCGCACCTCGACGAGCAGCGCGACAACCTCGACACCGTGGCCGGCGTCTGTTTCTTCGCTGTGGTCCGGGCGCTGCAGTTCGCGGCCATGCGGTCGAAGGCGACCGGCCGCAACTCGGGCGTGAAATACGGGGTACCGCAGCACCTCGTGCACACGCGCGCCGATCTGCTCGCCGCCGGCGACGACTGGCCGGTGCTGCTGCGCGGCGCATGGGAGACGCTGCCCGTCGTGCTGCACGGCGACACCGACCCGTACGCGCAGGTGTGCGAGCAGTACGTGCGAGATCTGATCGTCGAGCGTCGGCTGCCCGACCGGCTCGCGTTGCGCCGGCTGCTGCACGATCAGCTGCCGTTCTGGGATATACCCGTCTAGTGGACGTAACCAGGGAGCGCGCCGAACAGCAGTGGCTGCTGCGCCGCGCCGAGCGCAGTATCGACTCGGCAACCCTGGCCGCTATCGGCTCGTGGCTCGACGCGTTCCGTCTCGCGCTGCTGCAGGAACTCGGCGTGCCGCAGGCGCTGGTCGCCGCAGCGAGCCGCAAGAGCCACCGGCGCACGATGCCGGCGGCCGTCGCGCACGCTGATTTCGCCGTCGACGCCGCGGTCGCGCGGACGTGGGGCGAGTGGCAGAACCAACTCGAAAACCAGGTGCTGCCCACCGTGTCGATCGCGTTCGGTGAGGCATTTCAGCAGACCCGGCGGGCCGACCCGCAGGGCGCATTCCGGTTTCAGCAGCAGTACCTCGCCGAGGTATCGGACCGGTTGAAGATCTGGCCGCAGGGCGCGTTCGAGGACATACGGCCGGAACTGCTCGAAGCACTGAGCGAGGCCGAGACCGTCGACCAGATGACCGACCGTATCGGCCGTGTGCTGACCATAGATGCGAAGTCGCGCGAGCTACGGGCGCAGATCAACGAGGTCGAGGAACGGCTCGCGTCGCCGGATCTCGACCCTGCCGACCGCGCTGAGTTGCGTGCGTGGCGTAAAGACCTGTGGGAGCAGCACGACGAGTCGCTGAACGAATGGCAGTGGAAGGCGCGCCGGATCGCGCGCACTGAGTCGCACGGCGCGGTGTCGGCCGGACAGCTGGCCGCGGCGAAGATCCGGCAGGAGTTGACCGGCATTCGCATGTGGAAGCGGTGGCTATCGACCGAGGACTCGCGCACTCGCGCATCGCACCGTGTCGCCGACGGGCAGGCTGTGCCGCTCGACCAGCCGTTCCGCGTCGGCGGGTTCCTGCTCGATCACCCGGCCGACGCGATCTCGGTTGCACCTCACGAGGTGATCAACTGCCGGTGCACGATGCTGATTTACGACGACGACGAACTGCAGGATGAGTTCGACGAGCAGGGCGGTAAGGGGCCGGTCGAGCCGGGCTCGGTGCGTATCGGGCCGGATGACGCCGACCGCGCCGACGAGGCAATCGTGCAGGTCGCCGAGCGCGAGGGCCGCGTGAAACCCAAGGTGGGGCAGCGTGGCGAGGATGCCGGGCAGTCGATGCCGGCCGAGCCGGTCGGCGTGGAGATCACCGACGAACGCACCCCTGTGCCGGCGCCGGACGTGGAGACTGCGACCGAGGAACGGCTCGCCGACTACCTGATTCGCACTGATGAGCGTGAGGACGACGAGCTACGTGCTCTCGTTGAGGAAGAACTCGCGCGTCGGCGGGACTCGGACGAGATCGAGGTGCAGTTCGGTGAGCCGGAACACGCCGACGACGTGATCGAGGTCGACGACGACGGCGACTGGCTCGACGACCCGAGGTGGGCGAGCGACGACGAGGATCTGCCGCCGGTCACCGACGACGACGAACCGCAGTGGGACGACTGGCAGGTCGACGACGACGATCTGCCCGGCGACGTGGTGCCGGCAGATCCGCCCGAGATCGTCGAGAACATCGGCTCGCAGGATCTCGACGACGTGCAGGCCGAGTTCGAGCGTGTGCTCGACGAGTTCGCCGAGGCATGCGACTCGGGCGACGACGACCGGATCAACGACGCGCTCGCGAAGTTGGACGCCGCTGAGGCTCGGCTGAACGAGGCGACGCAGGCCGCCGAGGTGGACCTCGACGACGACGATGATCATGACCTAGAACCGGACGGCGACGGGTTAGAGGATTCGGCCGATTCCTATGACCCCGACGATCCCGAGTCGGTGCCGCCGGGGTACGAGACGATCGCCGAGATATTCGGTGTGAAGGCTGCCCGCGAGGACTACGAACGCGATCAGGCGAGCCGGCCCGGGATGACCGCGGCCGACCGCCGGCGGTACGAACTCATGGACCAGGCCGACGCGAAAGCCGAGGCCGAGGGCATCGAGTACGAGCAGGCGCTCGCCGAACTGCAGGGCCTCGACCTCGACCAGCTGCGCCGGCGCGAGTTTGTGGCGAACGCGAAACTGCAGGGCCTAAGCTCGACGAACTTCGCTGACCTGCTCGACGAGCTACACCGTCGGCTTGCGTTCGACTGGCTGCTCATGGCCGAGGACGCGACCCGCGGGCACATGCTGAGTCGGCGCACGCAGGCTGTCGGCGGGTTCGACGAGTCGATGCTGTGGCGCGTCAACGATCAGACCGCTCGCCGGCACATGTCGCCCGAAATGGCTGAGTGGTTCGACGAGCACGGCCGGATCACGAAGGCTGACCTAGAGCGGATGATCGAGGCAGGGCTCGACGTGTTCGACGCCGAGGGTGCCCTCGGCGAGTGGGCGCGCTGGTCCGGTCGACGGTTCGGAGAGGACTACCTGAGATGACCACACAGCGCGAGCGTGATCGCCGGGCGCAGCCGATGCCGACGGCGGCCGAGGCGGTCGCCGCATACCGTGCCGGGCAGCAGTCACGGCCGGGCGCCGGCAACCCGTTCGCCGGCCGTCGAGTGCTAGGCAGCGCGTGGGCGCGAGGTAACCGCGAGGCCGCTCGGGTCGCATTGCGCGACTGGCGCCGGCGTGCAGCTGCCCGACGAGCCGACTAGCTGCTGCCATACTCGACGGCAGGACCGGACGAGAGGCACTAGCACCGTGAACACCTATATCGGCACATCGCTCACCGCGGCGGGCGTCGTTTTCAACATCGACGATTTCCGCGATCCGAAGCTCGACCAGCTGACCCCGATTCAGGTCACCAAGGATGGTCGCGTGTTCGGTCACCTCGCAGGGTGGAATACGAAGCACATCGGGTATCGGCCCGAGCAGAACGTGCGACCACCCCGCACGCGCACCGACTACAAGTATTTTCATCAGTCGGTGGTGCCGACGACCGACGGCGATCTTCCAGTCGGGCACCTCACCCTCGGCACCGGTCACGCCGGCCAAGGTGACGCCGTGGCCGCGGCCGCGCACTACGACAACACCGGATCTCAGATCGCGTCGGTGCGTGCCGGCGAGGACGCTCACGGTATATGGATCGCCGGCCGTGTTCACCCCGGCACTGACGACATGGCTCGGCAGACGCTGCGCCGCTCGTCGCTGTCGGGTGATTGGCGCAAGATCGACGGCAACCTCGAACTCGTCGCCGCACTCGCCGTCAACGTTCCCGGTTTCCCGATCCCCCGCACTGAGCAGCTGGTCGCCTCGGGTGGCGAGCCGACGATGCTCGTCGCCGCCGGCATCGTGCGCAACGGTCCGATCTCGCGCGCCGAGGTCGAGGCGATGATGACCGCGGCCGCCGATGACGCACAGAAGCGCGTCGAGATCGCGCTCACGTCTCGCGAGGTGAAGGCACGCGGCCGCAAGGCGCTCGACGCGATCCGCGCGCACCAGCGGGCGCAGCGACGCGACTCGCTCGTCGCGTCCGGGCAGCAGCTGATCGCCGACCGCCGACGCGAGCAGGCGAACGCACGGTTCACCGCGCTACTCGCTGCCGGCGTCGAGTCGACCGTGAACGACGCGACCGGTCACATGCCGTCGCAGCTGCACCGGTATTGGACCTCGGGCGCCGGGCTCGCTCGGTGGGCGCCGACGCCGACGCCGTACCGGTCCCTCGTGAAGGCGCTCACGCAGGAGGTCGACGGCATGACCCCCGAGCAGATCAAGGGGCTCGCCGCGAACCTGTATCACGACGTGTTCCATCAGTGGCCGGGCCGGCAGAACAAGGGTGGCGGCAAGCTCGCCGCGTCGCTGCTGCCACCGACCCCCGACGAGGCTCGGGCGTTGGTCGCCGACATGGCCGGGCTGATCGCCGACCAGCCGATCCCGACCGATGCGCCGGCCGATACCGACGCCGAGGTCGACGAGCAGTTCGACGACGAGCCGGCCGAGCCGGTGCACACCGGCGGCATGATCGCGTTGCTGCCGGCGGAGGCGCCGCAGCTGGCCGTCGAGGGCGGCGAGCCGGCCGCCGAGCTACACCTCACGCTCGCGTTCCTCGGTGAGGATCTGACGGACACGATGCCCGAGTGGCGGGCCGGCGTTGTCTCGTCTGCTGTCCGTGCGCTCGAAGGCACTGAGCCGGTCGTCGGCGGGTCGCTGTTCGGGCGGGCCGAGTTCAACCCGAACAGCGAGGACCGGGAGCAGTGCGCCGTGTGGCTCGTCGACTCGCACGCGCTGCCCGAGATCCGCGAGAAGATCCTGCGCGCGCTCGGTGACCGGGTGCCGGCGTCCGATTTCGGTGCGTGGGTTCCGCACATCACCGCCGGCTACGGCATGCCGGCCGACCAGCTGCCGACCGGTGTGAACGTGACGTTCGACCGGCTGCGCATCGCGATCGCCGGCGACGTGACCGACGTGCCGCTCGGGCAGATCGAGGCCGACGTGCTGATCGGCGAGGTGGCGACCGACGGGCCTGACGATCCGATGCAGACCGCCGTCGAGGTCGAGGTACCCGAGGATGAGCCGATCGAGGCCGCCGGCGGTAAGCGGCGCGCGGCCACGCAGGAGGGCGCCGACAAATACGGCGTGAGCATCGGCGACGTGATCGGCGGCAAGGTCGACGAGGCAGTCGACTCGGCGAACGACACCGCGCAGGCTGTGCAGCGTGACGTGACGAACGTCGCGAAGGCCGTCGGCGAGGCCATATTCGGCAAGCGCAAGAGCGCGCCGGCACCGAAGGCTCACGACAAGCAGAAGGCGAAGGCGAGCGACGCGCCGGCCGCGAAGCCGGTCGAGAACAAGGCGGCGCCGGCCGGCAAGTCGTCCACCTCGGCGAAGGCTGCACCAGCGGCGAAGGCGAAGGCGGGCGAGTCGGCACCAGCCAAGGCCGCTAAGTCGTCCAGTGTGAAACCGTCTACCTCGAATGTCACATCGCCGCCGAAGATCCCGGCCGATGCGCCGGCACCGCGTAAGGACGTGGGCGCCGGCACTGATCACCCGATGGAAGAGGACGAGTCGCCCGACAAGGGTGCGCTCGGCGGCAAGCTGATCAGCTACGGCGACGGCCGCGCCGACTACGACGACGGTTCGTGGACCGACGGCAACGGTTGGCACGTTGGTGACCCGCCGAAGGGCACCGCCGAGGCGCCGGCGACCCGAGAGGCGAAGCCGGCCGCAGACAAGGCCGCGGAGTCGTCGCCCGATTTCACCGTCGAGAGCAAGGTGCCGGCACGCAAGGCCGGCGACCCCGCCGACCGACTCGAAGAGGACCAGGTGCCCGACACCGGCGGCGAGGGCGGCAAGCTCGTCGAGTTCGAGAACGGCGTCGCGAAGTACGACGACGGCACCGAAACGAACGGTGTGACGTGGATGCGTTCGCCGGTGCTGCCGGGCATGGGCTACGACGGCAAGGAAATGCTCGAAGATCAGTCGCCACTCAAAGGCGCCGAGGGCGGCAAACTCGTGTCGTTCGGTGACGGCGTGGCCGTGTACGACGACGGCACCGAGACCGACGGCAAACAGTGGCGCCGGTCGAAGGCCGCGAAGTGACCGAGCCGCAGCCGCGAATGTCGGCGTGGAAGGCGATTGTTCTGATCATCGTGCAGGCTCGCGCACGGCGTGACCCGCGTCGGCGCGCGGCCGAGATCCAAGAGTGGACCGACCGATGCGACCGTGCTGAGCAGGCAGAACGAGAGAGGCGCGTGCGCTATGGGCTGTAACTGCAACCGCAAACGCATCGAGGTTTTTCAGGTCGAGTTCAGCGACGGAACGGTCAAACGAGTGTTGACGCTCGCCGAGGTTCGTGAACTGCAGGCGACCGACCCCGGCGCGATCTATCGGAAGGTTACGCGCTGACCTGCAGGGGACGCGCTACAGTAGGCGACTAGCGGGACCATCGCTGGCTAGGGGCCGGATAACCCAAAGGTCAACCAGCAACACACCACGAAAGGGTGCCAGCGATGGGCAACGTATCTCTCGAAAAGATCATCGAGGCAGCACAGACTGCCGGCGCCAACGGGGCACCGTTGTCGCAGGATGAGCGTCGAACCAAGATCAAGGAACTGCTCGGCGAGTCCGACCGCAGCGAGGTCGACGCACTGCTCAACGAGGCGATCGAGAAGTTCCAGGATCTCAACGCCGCCGAGCCGACCACCGACGCCGAACTGTTCGGGCTCGAACTGCTCGTCGACGCGATGGAGACCACGCGCGAAGTGCAGAACGATCTCGACGCCGCCGATCAGGCCAAGGCGCAGGCTCGCGCCGATCTCGCTGCCCGCGCGGCGAAGATCACCGGCGAGGGTGAGCCGGCCGGCGAAGAGGGCGGCGACGGCGAGGGCGCGAACGCGACCGACACCGGTGACCCTGCCAAGGTCGAGGGCGAGAGCGCCGAGGCCGGCGAGGGTGGCGACGGCGCTGCTGCCGAGAACACCGAGGGCGGCGAGGGCGCCGAGGCTGGCGCCGAGAACGCCGGCGCGGAACTCGTGACCGCTGCCGCGCGACCGCATTTCAGCGTCGGTTCGGTCGCCAAGCGCACCAAGCCGGTTCGCACCGAGCAGACCGAGCAGACCGCCGGCGGGTTGAAGATCATCACCGCGGCCGGTGTCCGTGGCCGTGAGGCCGGCGACGAACTCGGCGGGATCAAGGATCTCGCCGCTGCCGCGTCGGCCCGGATCAAGGGCCTGCCGACCAAGGGCGTTCGCGCCACCACCAAGGCCGATATTGCCTCGCTGCAGATCCAGTTCCCCGAGGATCTGGTCGCGTCGGGCGCATCGGACGACGGGCAGGTGCTGCGCCGCGCGGTCGACGAGTCGCGTCTCGAAGGTGGCGAACTGACCGCTGCCGGTTGGTGTGCCCCGTCCGACGTGCTGTACGACATTCCCGGATCTCTCACCGACGCGAACGCCGGGCTGCTCGACCTGCCCGAGGTTCAGATGACCCGCGGCGGGCTGCGATTCCGTCGGCAGGTCGATTTCGGTGCGATCTACGCGGGCGGTATGGCCGGCCGTGTGATGACCGAGGCGCAAGCCGATTCGGACGATCCCGAGGACTACACCAAGCAGTTCTATCGGGTCGACTGCCCTGATTTCGACGAGGTGCGCGCCGACGCCGTGTACACCGGTGCGACCGCGGGCATTCTGCAGAATCACGCCTACCCCGAAGAGGTCGAGGCGCAGATCTCGGAACTGATCGCCGCGCACGCTCACCGCGTGAACGCGATCAGCCTGCAGCGCGTCGAGACGCTGTTCGCCGCACAGAACGCCGTGAACTTCACCGGCACGTTCGGGCCGTCCATCTCGGGCGCGTCGCTGAACGCGATCGAGTGGCTGATCACGAACGAGCGGTACCGCTACCGTGCGTCGGAGTCGATGCGATTCAAGGTCGTTCTCCCGATCTGGTACAAGCCGACGTTCCGCGCTGACTACGCGCTGCGCACCGGCGTCGACAACGCGCTCGCCGTGACCGACTCGCAGATCGAGGGATGGTTCAGCGATCGCGGTGCGTCCGTCGACTGGGTTTACGACTGGCAGGATGCGCTCGTGGGCGGCGGCACCGGCGTCGGGCAGGCGGCCACCCTGACCGCGTACCCGACCAGCGTGAAGGCGCTCGTGTACCCCGAGGGCACCATCGTTCGCGGCCGCGGCGACATCATCAATCTCGAAGCCGTGTACGACTCGGTGGGCCTGACCACGAACGATTTCCTGCGCCTGTTCATGGAAGAGTCGCTAGCGATCGCGTGGCGTGCATACCGGGGCAGCGTTGCGACCCTGCCGATCGACGTGAACGGTGCCACCGGTGCCGCTCGCAACCTCGATCACAACGGCAAGATCGTCGTCGCCACCCCGTAAGCACGGACAACTCAACACCCGACCGGTGAGGCACCCCGCGACCCCCGCGTCGTGCGGGTGCCTCACCCGTTTCAGCTAGGAGACTGAACCGATGGCACTTACCACGCAGGCCGGTTCGCCGGTCCGACTGTTCACTGACCGGCAGCATCGGCTCACCCGCGCCGACTATGGCCTGCTGTCGGTTGCTCTCACCCCCGAGACTGTCGACCCGCATTGGGTCGCGTCGGGTATCGAGTACTGGCCGCCGGTGCGACCCGAGTTGGGTGCGACCGAGATCGAATGTCTCGACGAGGGCGAGTTCACCCCGCGCGAGATCCCCGAGGGATTCCCCGCCGACGTTGCTGACCCGTTCCAGGTCCACGCGGCCGCCCGGTGCAAGGCCGTAGGTATTTCCCTCGACGAGCTACGTTCGCGCGCTCTCGTGGCGCTGGGCGCCGGCGAGGGGCCGTTCGTCGAGTCTCGTGTGTGGGCAGACACCACGCCGGCGATCATGTCGGCCGACACCGAGGCCGTCGTCGCGACGGCGACCAGCCTCGACCGTGCGATCGGCGAACTCGAAGCGTGGCTATATCGCGAGTACGCGTCGATCGGCGTGATTCACCTGCCCCGGCAGCTGGGCGCCGTCGCCGATCACCTCGATCTCGTGTCGAAGGACGGCAACACTCTGCGCACCCGGCTCGGTACGCCGCTCGCGTTCGGCAACTATCCGGGCACCGGGCCGACCGGGCAGGCGCCGGCGGCCGGGCAGCTGTGGATCGCGGCGACGGGCGACGTGACCGTGTACCGGACGGCGCCCGAGGTGCTGACCGACTCGGGCTCGGCGTGGTTCGATCCGCTGACGAACACCGGCACCGCACTCGTGACCCGCGATTACATGGTCACGTTCGACGATCTGGCCGGCGCCGCGCTGGTCGAACTGTAGAGAGGATCTGACTATGCCAACGATTGTCGCGAAGGACCGGGCAGACGCTGCGCGTATCGCCGCGAAGCTGCTGCGCGCTGCCGGCGCCGAGGGGCACCTCGTGCGCACGGTGACCGCGGGCCGCACACCGGCGTTCGAGGTTCCCGATTCCGTATTCGAGAAGTATCAGGCCGGCGAGGGCGACAAGGGCGAGGTCGAACAGGCCGCGTCGCAGGGCGCCGAGCAGCCGGCCGCGTCGACGGACAACGGCACCGCGGACGCCGAGCAGGCCGACGCCGCGACTGCGCAGGTCGAGGCCGACAAGGCTGCAGCGGCTGAGCAGGTCGAGGCCGCGAAGGACGCCGAGGGCGACGACGGCGCACCGGATCGCAACGATTCCACGGCGGCGTGGGCCGAGTACATGCACAACCGGTTCGGGATCGACACCGACGGCATGAAGCGGGCCGAGTTGATCGCCGAGTACGACGCGCGGACAGGTGCCGCAGATGACGCCGCGGGCGAGTAACCGCGCATCCGTGCCGGTGCGGGCTACACTCGCACCTAGCACATTGCTGCTGGCTAGGGGCCGGGCGAAGTATCAACCGACAACCCTGAGAGGTAGCAATCATGGCTAACGTGCCCTGGCCGTCCGTGCGGGCGAAGAAAATGCGACTGACCCGGCTCGACTCGTGCGGCGTCCCCGTCATCGGCACGAAGTCGACGGCGGTGTCGTCGGGCCTCGTGTCGATCGACGTGAGCGCCGAGTACGAGGACGGTACCGAGAACGCGCCGAAGAACGGCAACGATGATTTTTGTTTCATCGACCGGCAGCCGGACAAGTTCAAGTACTTCACCCTCGGCATTCAGTTCTGTGGTGTCGACCCCGAACTGTGGGAACTCGTCACCGGTAACCCGATCTACGAAGATGCTGCCGGCAACGCCGTCGGCATCAAGTTCGGTCGGTACTCGGAGATCGAGACCGCGTTCGCTCTCGAAGTGTGGTCGGACGTGCCTGGCACCAATTGCGGTGCCGGCGGCAAGCGATGGGGTTACCACCTGTTCCCGTTCATCGGTGCCGCTCGTCTCGACGAGTTGACGCTGAACAACGAGACCGCCGAGTTCACGTTGGGTAACGCGATCACGAAGGACGGCACCGGCTGGGGAGTCGGCCCGTACAACGTGACGCTCGACGACTCGGCTACCCCGGTGGCCGCGAAGTTGCCCGAGGCGCTGGAAGAACTCGACCATTACCTGCCGATCACCGTGCAGGTCGCACCGCCGGCCGACACCGACGGCGCTGTCGCTCTGGCAGCCTGAGTTCTCGCTGCGACTCGCTACCGCAGTGGGTGGTTACCGAACGCCGCGCGATCAGTTACAACGCTGGTCGCGCGGCGTTCGTCGTTTCTCGTGAGAAAGTAGGCGCATGGCAGACATAGAGTGGCCGCTGATCATCCCGGTCGACGACCTCGATTACTGGGAGTCGTTGACCGACGAGCAGCGCGAGCAGGCGACGGCGTGGGCTGTCGCGATCATCTGGGCGCTGTCGGGCCGCGTGTTCGGCACGTGGGTCGACAAGGTGCGGCCGTGTCATCGGCCACCGCGCCGAGGCTCGACGTATGCCGGCACCCTCGCCGGCGGCGGCTCACCGGTATTCGCCTCGGGTGGCATCGTGCTCGGCAGCATCGCCGGCACGCTGGCCGCGGCACGCGGGTGCGGCTGCGACACCGACGACTGCCGGCATCAGTCGGCCGCGGATCTCGCACTGCCCGGACCGATCGCCGAGATCATCCGTATCGCGATCGACGGCGATGCCCTCGACCCGGACACGTACCGGATTCGTAACCGCAGGTGGGTGCGTCGCGTCGACGGGCTCGCGTGGCCGACGGCGCAGAACCTGAACGCTGCTGACGACGAGCCGGGTTCGTTCGTGGTCGAGTACCGGCGCGGCATCGTTCCCCCGCAGGCGGCGCAGCTGGCCGCCGGCATTCTCGCCGTGGAGTGGGTGAAGGACCGCGACGGCCGCGAGTGCCGGCTACCTCGTGGTGTCACGTCGGCGAACCGTAACGGGCTGCAGGTCGAACTCGATCCGCGCGCGTTCTTCACCGAGGGTATGACCGGGATCGACGAGGTTGATCAGTGGCTGCTCGCGATCAACCCGAACCGGCTGACCGGGCCGGCGCGCATGGTGGGCCGGCCGCTCGTGTCGAGGTTCGACCAGTGACCGCGCCGGCGACGATCAAGGGCTGCAGCCCGTACTCGCTGGCGCGGCTGGTCGTCGAGCGCGCCGAGTCTGAACTCGTGGCGTCTCGGGCCGGTGTCCCTGAACGGGTCGGCGTGGTGCCCGATAAGCCGCCGTTCGAGTTCTGCGCGCAGTTGTGGGCACTCGTGACCGGTATCGGTCCGCGGCCGGCACAGAGCCAACGAGCGGCCACCGCGGCGGCGTGTGGTCCCGAGTGGCGGGTGACCGTGACCGTCGGCGTGTACCGGTGCGAGCCGGTGACGAACAAGAACCGGCCGCAGGACGCGCCGAGTGTCGTCGCTCTCGACTCGGGTGCCCGCGATCTGCTCGACGATGCCGAGGCGCTGCGCCGCGCGATCCTCGGCGCCGACTGGGATCTGATCGACGTTGACCGGGCGGCGGTGACCATCGGGCAGATGCGCACCGTCGGCCGCTCGGGTGGCGGGTTCGGCGTCGAATGGGATCTCATCGTCGATACTGAACTCGGCAGGTTCACCGACGAGGCAGTGCCCAAACTGCCGGGTGACCCCCGGAAGGATTGAGCACATGGCAGAGGTAACGATCGAGGCGCAGCAATCGTTCGGCGGCATCCGTGCCGGCGAGGTGGTCACCGTCGAGCGCACCGCGTACGTCGACCGGCTGATCAAGAACAACCGCGTCGTCGTGGTCGAGGCTGACGACACCGGCGAGCCGGGTAACGATCCGGCCGACGGCGCGTTCGATCCGTCGACGGCGCCGACGACCCCGCCGGCATCGGAGAGCGCCGGCACCGACGCCGGCGAGGACGACGCCGACGATAGCGACACCGACGGCGATGACGGTACGGATTAACTCGGGCAACATCGCCCGCGACAAGGCTCGGCTCGGGCAGCAGTGGGGCCACCGGATCGGCGGCCGGGTGCAGAACGCAGCGCGCAAGCGTGCGCCCGTCGATACCGGTGCCCTGCGCACCTCGATCGAGTACGTCGTCGACGTGCGGCCGGACTCGACGCACGTGACGATCGGGTCGCCACTCGAATATGCCCGCTACATTCACGAGGGCACCGGCATCTATGGGCCGAAGGGCACGCCGATCGTCCCGGTCACCCGGCAGGTGCTCAAATTTCAGGTGAAGGGCTCGACCGGCAAACGCCGCGGCAAAGACGCAAAGTGGGTTTACGCGAAGTCGGTGAAGGGCATCGAGCCTAACCCGTTTCTCGTCGACGCTCTGGTTGACGTGATGGGCCAAGTGAACCGGCTACGCTGACGGGTGGTAACCACCACACAGCGGATCGAGAGGATTTACCAGCATGGCTACAGCACCGAAGTCGAACGCAACCCGGCAGAAGTGGGTCGAGTTCTTCGCCGAGGAATACCCCGACGTAGACACCGAGGACATGGGCCGCCCGGACCTGATCAGCGTGCACAAGCTGCGCAAGGGTGGCAGCCCGGCCGACCCGGATACCCCGGACACTGACGCCGCCGGCACCAACGGCGAGATCGACTACCGGCCGCCGACTCTCGACGACGTGCCCGAAGATCTCCGATTCTCGACCGACACCGGTGAGGATCGCGAGGTCGAGCGCATGGCGTTCGCGATGGACGGTACGCCGTTCTGGCTGTACCGGCCGAGCGATGCCGCGCTCACCCTGTACACGAACCAACTGCTGAGCGATAACCCGCAACAGCGCACAAACGCTATGGTCATGCTCGTGCAGCAGGCCGTCGACGCGTCCGGGCTCATGTACTTGCAGGAGCGGGTCACCGATCGGGCGAACAATTTCGACGACGGGCTGTACGGCCGGATCGTCGCCGCCGTGCTCAACCGGTGGGGCGATGACACCGCGGCGAGCAAGTTCGCGCAGGCTGAGAAGGCCGAGGCCATGAACCGCAAACAGCGGCGGGCAGCGGCCAAGGCCAAGAAGTAACCGAGGGCCACGCGTGGCGCTCGCGCCGCCGTGGGGAGACGCGCCGCCGGGATTCGTTCTCGACGGCGCGTTTCTGGCTACACGGACCCCGAACACCCGCGAACTCGTGCGGGCGATGCTCATGCCCGAAGAGAGCAACGTCGGCGGGCTGTTCATCACCATGTCGTTCTGTACCGCGGACTCGTGGCCGCGTCTCGGGCTGGCGATCATGCGGCCGGGCTCGGGCGTGTCGCTCGACCTGCTGCAGTTCGTGGCCGACCGGCTCGTCGAGACGCACCTCGGGATGCCCCGGTGGGTGGCTGAACGGCTGTGGCAGCAAGCCGCGTCGTCGTGGATGCTCGTCGACGGCGAACTGCAGCTGCGCGGGCTCGACGTGTTCGAGATGCCCGTCGACCGGGCGACGAACGCGATCTACGCGCTCATTCGCTCGTGGCAGACCGGCGACAAGGCGACGCTCGATCGGTGGGTTCGGAAGATCACGACGCCGCCGTTACGCGAGATCGAGCGGTGGAAACGTGACGACGTTGCGGTCGAGTCGGCCGGCGCCGACGACATGGCCGCGCGCATGGCGAAGATGAAGCGGGCGCAACGCGAGAGCCGGCCGTCGCCCGCCGGTGCCACGATCACGATGCCGACCTCGGATACCCTGAGATCCGACACGAACGACCAGCGAGAACTGCCCTCACGCTGATCGGCCGGCAACTCGTCGGCGCGGTAGCGAGTGATAGGCGGGCAGTGTGACGGCACCGGGCGGAAGCTGGGCAGAGGCCGAGGTCGGCGTCGTCCTGAACTGGGACAACGTAGAGGGCGAGCTACGGCAGCGACTCGAACGATCGTCGGCCGCTGCTGCGCAGGCTGTACGCAAGAATTTCGCCAAGCTCGAAGCGGAAACCCGCAAGTCGTTCGACCGCATGGCCGGCGCGTTCGAGGACCAGACAAAGCGGATGGTTCGCGACACCGACGTTAAGGGCAAGGCGATCAGCACGTCGTGGGGCAAATCTATGTCGACCATGATGCGGCTGACCGAGGTCGCGTCGCGCCGTATCCGGTCGAGTCTGCGCGAGATCCCGAACACGATCGCGGTGCTCGTCGACGTGCAACAGACGGGCATGGACCCGAAACAGATTCGCACGCTCACCTCGTCGTTGCGTCGGCTGCAGCAGGTCGGCAACGTCAATTCGGCGGTGTCGGTGACGATGACCGGCGCCGACCCCGATGACATTCGCGCAATGGCGACCGCGCTGCGCCGGCTGAACAAAACCGGCAACAACATGCACATCGTGATCGACGTGACCGTGAACGGTATCGCGCAGGTCGAGCGGTTGTCGCTGCTGCTGAGATCCCTACCTCGACGGACCTCGACGACCGTCGACGTGAACACGAACTCGGCGGTGCGCGCCGCGAAGTCGCTCGCCGGGCTCGGGTCGTCGGTACTCGGCATCACCGGTACGTTCCTCAAGTTCACCGCGATCGCCGGCGCCGCTACCGTGGCCGTCGCCGGCATGCTGCCCGCGGTCGCGCTGCTCGGTGCCGCGCTCGGGTCGACGTTGGTCGCCGGCGCGGGTGCCGGCATCGCCGCGATCGGCGCGCTCGCGTTGGCCGGCGCCACGATCAAGACCGCGTTCGCCGGCGTCGGCGACGCACTGAAAAACGCGTTCGACCCCGAGAACGCCGAGAAGTTCAACGAGGCACTAGCCAAGCTCACCCCCGAGGCGCGGACCGCGGTACTCGCGATTCAGTCGCTCGGAAAACAGTTCAAAGACGTTGTGCAGCAACCGGTTCAGTCGGCGTTCTTCGCCGGGCTCGGGCCGCAGATCGAGAAGCTGTCGCAGCTGCTCGTGCCGCTGCGCGACGCGATGGTCACCGTCGCCGACGGGTTCAACGAGGGCGCGATCTCGGCGCTGTCGTTCATCAACTCGGCGCAGGGCGTCGGCATGATCCGCGGGCTGCTCGGTGACTCGGCGAACATGGCCGCGAATTTCGGCAGTGCCCTCGGCAACCTCGTGCCCGGACTCATCGCGATCGGTGCCGGCGCGTCGCAAGTGTTCTCGCCGATGACCGACGGCATCGCCGGCGCTGCGCGTGAACTGTCGAATTTCCTCGTCGAGGCGCAGCAGTCGGGCCGCATGGCCGATTTCTTCACGAGCGCGGTCAACGTCGCGAAGCAACTCGGCGCGGTGCTCGGGCAGCTGGGCGGCGTGATCTCGGGCGTGTTCAAGGCGGCCGCAGCTGCAGGTGACGGCAATTTCCTCGGCTCGCTCATGACTTCACTGACCTCGATCAACGAGTGGGTGAATGGTCCAGGCGCGCAGGCGCTTACGTCGTTCTTCCAGTCGACGGCGGCCGCGGTCGGCACGGTGCTGCCGATCCTGCTGCAGGTCGCCGGCATCATCGGCGGCACCGTCGCGCCGGCGATCGCTGGGCTGATCACCGCGATCGGGCCGGCGATCTCGGGCCTCGTGTCTGGGCTCGGGCAGGGCCTCGCCGCGATCGCGCCGGCAATGGCGCCACTCGGTGAGGCGATCTCGTCGATCGCTACCGCGCTCACCCCGGTCATGCCGCTACTCGGGCAGCTGATCGCGCAGGTGGTGCAGTTCGCCGGCCCGATCCTCGGCGCGCTGGCGACGGCGCTATCGCCGGTGCTGCAGGCACTCGGTACCGGGCTCGTGCAGGCTTTCCAGGCGCTCATGCCGGCGGTCGGTCCGATCACGCAGCTGCTCGCCGCGCTCGCGCCGATCGCGACACAGATCGCGGTGATCCTCGGGCAGACCCTCGGCGCCGCGCTGCAGGTGCTCGTGCCCGTATTCGTCGCGCTCGCGAACGCCGTCACGTTCGTGTTGCCCGTCGTTCAGGGCCTCGTGCAGATGCTGCAGCCGCTCGGGCCGGTGATCGGTGCCGTCGGTGCCGCGATCCTCGTCGCCGTCGGTGCGTTCAAGGTGTTCAAGGTCGTTACCTCGATCATCTCGGCGGTGCGTACCGCGTGGATGCTGCTATCGCTCGCGTTCGCCGTGTCGCCGATCGGGCTGATCATCACCGGGATCGCGGCACTCGCTGCCGGGCTCGCGCTGTTCTTCACCAAAACGGAGACCGGCCGCAAGATCTGGGACGCGATTTGGAACGGGATTAAGGCCACGTTCACGGCGGTATGGGGCGTCATACAAAAGGCGTGGAACGCGGTTTACCCGCTGCTCGCTGCCGGGCTGCAGAAGATCGGCGACGTGGTGGGATGGGTCGCCGATCACTGGAAGATCTTCGCCGCGATCCTCACCGGGCCGATCGGCATTATCGTCGGGCTCGCCGCCAAGTTCGGCGTTCTGCAGGCCGCGGTGCGCGCCGTCGGCGCCGTGTTTACCTGGCTGTGGCAGACGATCATCGTGCCCGCGTTCACGGCGATACGGGCCGTTTTCGACCTGTGGTGGGCCGGCGTGCAGCTGTACTTTAACCTGCTCAAAGCCGCGATCAGTGCCGTCGGCGCCGCGGTTATGTGGTTCTGGAACACCGTTATCGCGCCGGCGTTCGCCGCGATCGGCGCGATCATCTCGGCGTGGTGGTCCGGTGTGCAGGCCGTGTTCAACGTGTTCGTGTCGATCCTGTCGACCATCGGTTCGGCGGTCGGTTCGTTCGTCTCGACCGTGGTCGGTTTCTTCACGAACCTCGCCTCGACCGTGTGGGGCACGGTGTCGGGCTGGGTATCGAATATGTGGTCGGCGGTGTCCGGTTTCGTTACCAATGTCGTTACCGCTGTGTCGGGATTTGTTGCGAACGTGATCGGATTTTTCACCAACCTCGCGACGACAATTGGCTCGACCGTCTCGGCGGCGTGGACGACCGTAACTGATTTCTTCCGCAACGGGATCGAGGGCGCTAAGACGCTCGTCTCGAACGGGCTCGACGCTGTGGTCGGATTTTTCAAGGGCATCGGCTCGAAGATCACGAGCGCAGCCTCGGGCATGTGGGACGGCATCACCTCGGCGTTCAAGAGCGCGATAAACGCGATCATCGACGGGTGGAATGCGATCGAGTTCAAAATCCCCGGTTTCAAGGTCGGCCCGATCGGATACGACGGGTTCACCCTCGGGCTGCCGGACATTCCGCACCTCGCCGGCGGTGGTCCGGTCCGCGGTCCGGGCACCACGACCTCGGACTCGATACCGGCGATGCTCTCCGATCAGGAGTACGTCGAGCCGGCGAAGGCGGTCACGCCGCGCACACTGCCGCTACTCGAAGCGATCCGCGGCGGCTGGCAGCCACCGAAGGGCCTACTAGAGGCAATGAGCAAGGGCGTGCCGGCGTTCGCGCAGGGTGGCCTCGCGTCGAAGGATCTCATTCAACGCGCGCAGGGCATCACGAACTCGGGCTACGTCTGGGGCGGCTGGGGCAACGGCTGGAACACCGACTGCTCGGGTGCCGTGTCGTCGCTGATCAACATGGCTACCGGCAAGGCGTCCGGTCCGGGCGAGGGCGAGCGTTCGGCGACCGGCGGGTTCGCGTCGTGGCTGCCGAAGATGGGACTACAGCCGGGCCTCGGGCAGAAGGGTGATCTACAGGTCGGTTGGTCGTCGACGCACACCGCGGCCACGCTGCCCGACGGGCAAGGGTTCGAGCACACCGGGCCGGCCGGCGCGCCGGGCAAGATCGGCGCCGGCGCGAGCAAGGCCGACGACGCACAGTTCACCGAGCACGCGCACCTGCCTATGTCGGGCGACCCGACGACGGGGCAGCCGGTGACCGGGCTCGGCGGCACCACGCCGACGGGATCTCTCGGTGGCGGTAGCTCGACGCCGATCGGCTCGGGCATCGGTGGCAGTGGCAGCAGCGGGGCGTCGTGGGGTAACTCGGGCGGCGGCTCGAAGTTCAACAGCGCCGCCGAAGCCAAGCGCGGCGGAATCACGCCTGTATGGGTCGAGAACTGGCCGGCGACGATGGGTGGCTCTGCTACTACCTCGGGCACTCTCGGCGGCACCACGACGACGACAGGCAACACTCTCGGCGGGTCGACGACGACGCCGGGTGCGTCCAAGTCGAAGGTCGACACGATCCCGCTGAAAAAGAATCCCGACGGCACGTACTCGTCGACCGACCCCGAGTGGAACAAACTCATTCAACGCGAGTCGGGCGGCCGCGCCGACGTGGTGCAAGGCATCCAGGACGTGAACAGCGGCGGCAACGAGGCATCGGGCCTATTCCAGATCGCTAAAGGCACGTGGGCGAGCAACGGCGGCACCAAGTTCGCGCCGACCGCTGGGCAGGCGACGGCCGAGCAGCAGGCCGAGATCGCGGCGAAGATCTTCAACGATCAGGGCGGTTCGCCGTGGGGCTCGGGCGCGGGCCAGAATTTCGGCCGCGAGGACGAGGCGAAGCTGCGCGCCGGCATTCAGCGCAAGGGCACCGATATTCCGGTGACCTCGCAGGGCACGGTGCCGGTCACGGTGACCAACCCGTCGCCGACGACCACGACGCCGGCACCGGGCACGACGACCACGCCGGGCACAACGACGACACCGACGCCGACGACACCCTCGACGCCGAGCACGACGACGCCGAGCTATGAGTCGATGCCGTACGGGATCGACCGGGCGAACGCGTGGGCAGGTACGCAGGACTTCGCCGGGCAGGCGAAAGACTGGGGTATCGGTGCGATCACCGGCGAGGTCGGCGCGTTCCTCGAACCGATCGGCGCCGACGCGATATTCAAAAAGGCCGTCGACGAGTTGGTGAAGTGGGCGCAGTCGCAGCAGCAGAACACGCCGCAGACCGTGAAATATGCCGACACCGTGAACAATTACGGCATGGACCCGAACAAGACCAAGGATAAAGCCGTCGAGGGAATGACGGCCGTCACCGAGACGTATAGGCAGGGCTGACTGTGACCGCAGGTGTGCACGACGATCGCCGCTCGGCGCAGTTGATTCTGCGCGACCGGTATCAGCAGAACGACCTCATCGTCATCGACGTGTTGAGTGCCGAGACCCCGCGCGGGCCGCAGGGCGTCACGCTCGGGTCGAGCATGTCGGGACTGTGGAAGATCCCCACCGAGACGCCGCTCGAACAGTGGGCCTATCAGGAGGGCGCCACGCCGTCGGATATGCCGCGCAAGAAAGAGCGCCGGCCGAAGGCGACGTTCATCGTCTATGCGCGCACGTTCGCCGAGTACGCGCAGATCGAGACGCTGCTGTGGTCGGTGCTCTCGGTTGACTATGACTGCTGGCTGCGCGTGTACTTTCCACCCCCTCACGGCTGGCGCGAGCTACGGGTGCGGCTGCTCGAACAGCCGGCCGACGACACCGACACGATCCACGGTCGCCGACTCAATGCGTCATGGCCGTGCAACCTGCTCGCGTGCGACCCGTTTTGGTACGCCGAGCCGTACACGTTCGAGTTCGTGCGCGATGACCAGGGCGACGGCCGGCCGCACATGACCGCGGTCGGCGGTGGCGCGTACGAGATCGACGTGCCGTGGTCGAATCCGACCGATCAATACGGGTGGGCCGAGTGGAACTCGGGCGAACTCACCGCAGCGTCGGAGACGTGGACGTTCCCCGACGGCGACTCGGGTAACTCGATCGAGCTACCGACCCTCGCCGGCGCGAATAAATCGTTCTGGCTGCAGACCAACCCGAGCAAGCCGCAGCTATGGGTGCGAGATCTCGGGCAGGACTGGGCGCGCATGCGGTCGAAGACGTTCACCCGGCCGTTGTTCCCGAACACGCCGGACCCGCGCACCGTCAAGGTGCGACTCGTCGGCGGTGCTCCCACCTCGTCGATGCTGCTGACCATTCCCCGCCGGTACGACCGGCCGATCGGTGAACAGCTACCGATCGTCGCCGAGGCGGTGAGTCGCTGATATGGCGCTGACCGCGACCGAGATGCGCGCCGAACTGGCCGCGTCGTTCATCGACTGGCAGGCAGCCGCGCGGCGCCGGCCGACCGTGTGGATCTACGACAAGAATTGGGATGACTCGATCCCGATATTCAACGAAACCGCGTGCAAGATCGCCCGGAAACTGAACGACACCGGCGAGGGAAACCTGCGCATTTTCGGCAATGACTCGGTGTACGACTTCGTGATTGACGAACTCGGCGAGTGGGAAGATCTGCACGTTCGGATTCAGTACGGCTATATGGAGTGGACCGGCAAGGTCACCAAGGTTATCGACGAGTGCAACGACGACGGGTTCGATTTCATCGAGCTAAAAATCGTGCACGAGTTCGAGCATGCAAAGAAAGTCATCTGTTTCGCTAACCCGTTCTTCCCGGCGCAATTCCAGTGGCCGAAGATCTGGGCGTACGGCGGTCCGTCGCAGACCGGCGTCACCGCGCTATTGTTCCTCAACCTGCTACGACGGTTCGCGCTGCCGTGGACGTTCAGCGATAACCTGTTCGATCCGGCGTCGTGGCTGAGTAATTTCAATCCGGCGGAATGGCCGATAGTCGTTGTGCCTAAACCGTTCCTCACCGACACATCTATGTGGTGTGTTCTCGCGACTCGGTTCGGCAATTTCTACGACGTGGTTCTGCCGACGCTAAAGGACGCCGGGCTGCACCTCGATTGCTACCGGTGGTTCCCCGGAATGCCGCAGCCGGCACCGGATTACTACACCCTCACCAAGCCGACTCTCGTGTTCGACGTGAAGAACAAGAGTGGCTATGTCGGCCCGACGGGCACTCTGCTCGACGGCGTGGCGACCCTGATCAGCGAGGTCGCCGACGACCTGATCAACGAGGTTGTGAACGAGGCGACCTACGTCGAGTCGCCCGAGTACAGCGTCGCCGGGTTCCTCGGCACGACCCGCGAAAATCCGTGGGTCACGTTCCGCAACGCGCGCAGCACGTTCGGGCAGGGCAGCGTCGAAACGTACCGGTCGATCACGAACAAGGCCACGGCGTCGGCGGTGGTCACCGGCGGCAAGTCTCCCGAGTGGGTGAACGCCGGCATCAAACTGCTGCTGAACGCTGCGCTCGGGTACCTCGGACAGGCGATCGGTAACCCTGCGCTCGGGCTCGGCATATTCGAGGACCAAGTAACCGACGTGGTGCTCGCGTTCTGGCGAATACCTAACCCGATCCGCATTCAGAAGATGGGCGAGTGGGGGCCGCCGTTCGGTGAGTACTGGGAGGCCACCGGCGGCAACGGCATGCTCGTGTCGGTGATCCAGGCGATCCGCGTCGGGTTCTGGCGATCGCGCGCATACCGCGTGTTCGAGGTGACCGTGATGCCGGGCCGCCCGTACTGGCCGGGCGCGCATTTCGACATTGGCGACCGGGTGAACGCCGAGGTCGGCCGCACCGGCAAGCTGCACACCGACTACGTGTACGGCATCGACACCGAGTGGTCGCGCACGCAAGACCCGAAAGACACAATCACGATCGGTGACGGCGTGGTCGAGGACACCCCCGGCGCGATTCTGAGCCGGCAGATCGCCGGTGTGAAAGACATTGTGCAGGCGATCGGCGTCAGTGCCTGAATACTAGATTCTGGTAACACCCCACCAGAGAGGACCGACTACACATGGCACGACGTAAGGGCCAGACGCGCGGGCTGATCCGCGACGATAACGGCGTGGTGCTCGCGCTCGACAAGCGGCACCCGATGCTCGACATATTCACCGCGATACCGCTGTCGGCGCCGGACGTGCCCGGCGGCGGCGACCTGCCGCCGATCAACCTGCCGACCGAGATGAAACAGCAGCTGGCGCTGCACACGTTCGAGAACCTGTACCCCGGACTGCCGGCACCGTTCCCGCCGGGCGTGCAGGCGCACCTCGTCGACGACCAGGGCCGGCCGATCGTCAACGACCGCGGCGAGCCGGTGATCATCCGGTCGAGCAAGTACCGGCTCGTCAACCCGACGGGCGACGACTCGCTCACGATGGGCGGCGCCGGCGAGCACTGGCTGTCGTGGAAGATCAGCGGCGAGGCTGTGCGCCGGCGGGCCGCCGAAGCTATGGCCGACGTGGGGCCGGCCGTCCCCATGCCCGACGTGACGCAGATGAACGACGACGAACTCGCCGCGTACAGCGAGCAGCTACGGGCGCAGCAGCTGGCGATCGAGAACCGGCTCGTCGACTCGGAGCGTGCCCGGCAGATGGATATACCGATCGACACGAACACCGTCGCGCCACCCGAGTTCGGCAACTGGCGCGGCCGCAACCGTGACAAGCTGCGCGAGAAGCGCACCGACGACGAGGCGAGCGAATGACCTCACCACCCGGCGGCGGTACGCCGATCGTCCCCGACAAGGGTTACACGGCGCAGACGATCTACCAGCTGCAGAACGTCGATCCCGACGCGCTCGGCGCCGAGGCGAACCTCGATCTGTGGGAGATGCTAGAGAACTTCCGCAACAAGCTACTGACCGACCTGCTCGGCGGGTTCGCGTCGGTGCCGATCGCCATTCTCGACGGCATCGGCGACGTGATCTCGGCGATCACCGGGATTCTGAACGGCGATTTCGATGACCTGCACGAGTGGGCGCAGAACGTCATCGACGGGTTCGGTAACCTGCTCGACGCGCTGCAGGGCAACTACACCGGCACCGACTCGTTCCTGCTGCAGATCCAGACGTGGGCCGGCGATCTGTTCGCGTGGGTTCAGGACGTGGCCGACTTTGTGCAGAACCTGCTCGACGCGATCCTGCGCGGTATCCGGGGTATCCCCGTCGTCGGTGGTGCGATCGCCGACGTGATCTCGGATCTGACCGGGCTCAACACCAAGGCAACGAACGCGCTCTCGACGGCGAACTCGGCGGCCGCCGACGCCGCGGCCGCGCAGGTGGCGATCAACGATCTCAGTGCCGATATGGCCGCGCTGCAGGTCACGCAGGTGTACGAGTCGCTATCGCAGCATGACATCGTTTCGTTCCCCCGCTATACCCTCGGGCTCGGCGCCGACGGGACGACGGGCAGTGCCGGCAGCATGTCGTGCGCCGACGCATCGCACTCGCACAGCGGCCACTCGCACAGCGTCGGCCACGAGATGCCGACCGCGAATCCGGGCAAGGGCACCGTCGGGTATGTGCCGCTGTTCGTGAACCGGTTCTGCCGTCCGCGTCGGCTGAAACTGATCACCGGCTCGACGGGCTGGTCGATATTCACCATCGACTATTGGTACGTGGCGCTGTGCGTGTACAACCCGAGCACCGGCAACGTCGAAAAGGTGTGGGACGGCGGCGATCAGAAAGGTGCGATCACGACGGCGGCGAAGCTGCACGCGTTCGACATGGGCGTACTGAACGACGTGACACCGGGCACGATTCTGTTCGGTGCGCAGCTGCAGAACGCCGGGCTGATCGTCAACACGAGGCCGATCGCGGCACTGTGGCAGCCGGGCCTGCAAGACCCGTCGGCCGAGCTACTGACCGCGCCGTTCTATCAGCTGACCGGGCAGTCGTCGATCCCCTCGTCGGTGCCGTTGTCGAGTCTGTCGGCCAATAACGACACGCTGCCGTGGATGGGCGTCGGCGTCGATCCCGTATAGCGAGAGGATGATCAGACCATGACATGCGCGATAGGCGACCCCGCCGGCACCGAGAACGTGTATCTGAAACTCGGCAGCCGGTTCGAGCAGTCGATCGAGTTCTACGAAACGAACGGGCAGCCGTGGACGCTGGCCGCCGGCAGCGCGGTCACGCTCGTGTTCGGCGATCCCCTCGATCCTATTGAGACGTGGACGGCGGTAATCGACGGGCATGTCGCGACGTTCTCGCGCACCGTGGCGCAGGTGGGCGCGGTCCGTAACACGATCAAGGCCGGCACCGCTGCGCGCATCCTCATGATCACGCCGCCGGCGACCGAGCCGGACGTGAAGCTAGTCGGGTCGGTGATCTGGCAGTGACCGGGCCTCGCGTGATCCGGCTGACTCGCGATCAGCCGGTCGTTCTGCCGGCACCGCGGTCGGCGCCGTTCACCGCGTGGATCGTCCCCGGCAAGCCGGGCACCGGGCTAGATATCAACGAGCGCGTCGAGACGTATGCGGAACTCCCGACCGGGCTCGGGCCGAACGACCGCACGACCGTGCTCGTCACCGCCGACGGGCTGCTCTACACGTGGGACGGCACCAGCTGGCCGGCGCAGGGCGACGGTATCGAGGTGCAGGGCGAGACCGGCCCGCGTGGTCGAGGCATCGCCGGCGTGAGCGCGTCGGGTAACAATCTCGTGTTCGCGATGACGGACTCGACGACCGAGACGGCGACCGTGCCGGCGCTCGTCGACGCCGCCGACTCGGCTGCAGCAGCGCAGGCGGCCGCCGGCGCCGCACTCGGGTACCGAGATCAGGCTGCCGGCCACGCCGGCGACGCCGGCGCATCAGCGGACGCGGCCGCCGGCTATGCCGACGACGCTGCAGCGAGCGCGCAGGAGGCCGCCGACACCGTGGCCGCCGGCGTACCCAACGCGACGACCACCGTCAAAGGCGGAATCATTCTCGCCGGCGATCTCGCCGGCACCTATGACGCGCCGACCGTGCCGGGCCTCGACAACAAGGTCGACAAGGTGGGCACCGCTGCCCGGCTGTACGGCACCGGCGCGGCCAACGTGCAGACCACTCTCGCGTACACATCGAGTGCAGCAACGGCGTCGTCGATCGCGCAGCGCGGCGCGGCCGGCGTGCTCATCGTCGGCACCCCGACCGCGGCCACGCACGCGACGACGAAGGCGTACGTCGACGCCGCCGACGCGTCGATCACGAGCGCGCTCACCGGCAAGGCAGATCTATCCGGCGGCAAGCTCGTCACCTCGCAGGTGCCCGACATTGCTGTCGTCGACTACCTCGGGACCGTGGCGACGCAGACGGCCATGCTCGCGCTCACCGGGCAGAAAGGCGATTGGTGTATCCGCTCGGATCTCGGCACCGTGTGGATCATCACCGGCAACGATCCGACCGTGGTGACCGGCTGGCAGCAGGTCGCCTATCCGGCGGCGCCGGTGTCGTCGGTGGCCGGCAAGACGGGCGCAGTCACACTCACGGCCGGCGACATTGCCTCGGGCACGTTCACGATCGACCGCATACCGCTCGGCACCACCGCGTCGACCGTCACCGTCGGCAACGATGCTCGGCTCTCGAACACGCGCACCCCGACCGACGGCACGGTGACCACCGCGAAGATCGTCGACGCGAACGTGACGACGGCGAAGATCGCCGACGCCAACGTGACACTCGCCAAGCTGGCGACGGCCGTGCAGACCTCACTCGGCAAGGCCGACACAGCGGTGCAGGGTAACGGGCTGTCCCTCGTGATTCAGAGCGGCGCACCCTCGGGCGCACCATCGACCCGCGTGACCGTGAGGACGGCATAACGTGGCCGGGCTCTACATCGGCAACTCGCCGATCTATGCACCGTACGTCGGCGACGTTATGGCGCACAGCGTCTACCTCGGCGACACAATGGTGTGGAAACGTGATCCCGAATCGGGCACGCTCACCGCGTCGGCAACGGTCACGCTCTACCCGTATTACCGGTACCTCGACCTCGTGGGCGTCGGCGGCGGCGCGTCCGGGCAGACCGGCAGCGGCGCGACGAATACCGCCGGCAAGGGCGGCGACGCCGGGTACTGGCTCGGGCAGACCCTCGTGCGCGGCGTCGACTTCCCCGAAGATGCGACGAGCCTCGTCGTGTCGGTCGGCGCGGCGACCGGCCGCGCGGCTGACAGCGATCTCGCCGCGTCGATCAACGGCAACCCGACGACGTTCACGATCGCCGGCGTCGTCGTGGCGACCGCGGCCGGCGGAGTCGGCAACCCGAGTTCAGCGAAGGCCGGCGAAGGGCCGTACGACTTCACGTTCCGCGGTGTGACCTATACCGGCGGCACGAATAGCTCTGAGAACGCCGCAGGCAACGCGCCGGGTGGCGGCGGCTCGGGTGGCTCGGGTGGCATTTTCGGCAGCCGTACGCGCGGCTGGGAAGGTGCGCGCGGGCAGGCGTGGCACGTGCAGCGCAACATCTGAGCGTTGGTCGCTTACGCTGGACCTCGACACGTTGCGTCGCTGGCTAGGGGCCGGGCTACCCACCGAACGAGGGACAGACCCGCCAATGCCATTCTCAGCACGAGCACTCGGATATGCGCGGCGCGTCGTCGTCGTCGGCAAGAGTCTCGGGATCTCGACCCGAGGTAACAAGATCGCGCTCGCGACGATGCTCGTCGAGACCGCAGTGAACGACGCCGACGGCAATCTGACGTTGCGCAACCTCGCGAACTCGAAGGTGCCCGAGTCCCTGACAATCCCGAACGACGGCATCGGCTCGGACGGGTACAGCGTCGGCGTGTTTCAGCAGCAGGTACGCAAGGGCAACGGCGGCGAATGGTGGTGGGGTAGTGCCGCGACGTGCATGAACATCGAGTCGTCGGCGGGCCTGTTCTTCGCCCGGCTCGCGAAACTGAACTACAACGGCTCGGGCTCACCGGGCAGCTACGCGCAGGCCGTGCAGGGCAGCGCGTACCCGGACCGGTACGACCAGCGTTTCGCCGAGGCGAGCGCGCTCTATGACCTCGTGGCCGGCGATCTGCCGGCGGCGACACCATCGGCAGGAGGTTCGACAGTGGCGATCGACTACGGCATCACACACACGATCTACGGGTACAACGCCGGCAGCGTCGGCACCGGCAACTCGAACGGCAAGCGGGCGCGCACCGACTTCGCAGCGGTGCACACGCAGGAGGGCGGCAACGGCGACGCGATTGGGCTCGCCAACTACGCCAACGGCGCCGAGGTTGCCTACAACATCGAGGTCGACGACGAGCACACGGTGCTGAACGTGCCGGTCATCGAGGGGCCTTGGGCTGCAGCGGACGCGAACAACGTCGCGTTTCACCTGTGTTTCGCCGGCAGCTATGCCGCGTGGTCGGCGTCGCGCTGGCTCTCGAAGGATGCGAGCGACGGGCTCGACGAGGACGCGATGCTGTGGCGCGGCGCTCGGGCGGTCGCCGCGGCGTGTCAGCAGTTCGGCATCCCGGTCAAGCGCGTCGGCGCCACGAGCTACGCCGCGGGCAACTGGCCGAGTGAGCGCGGGATCTGTGGGCACGTCGCATTCGGCTCGCGCGGCGGCGGCCACTACGACCCCGGTGCCGGGTTCCCCTGGGCCGAGTTCATCCGACGGGTGCAGACGTTCTTTGCGACCGCGCCGGCGCCGATCAACCTGATCGAGGCCGAGGCGAAGGTTGCGGCGTCGTGGATCGGCAAGCGGCTCGCCGTCGCTGGGCAGGCCGGCGAGACTGCGATCGTCAAGCCTGGCACCCGCACCAAGATCGGCGCGTTCGTCGAGTACGAGAACGCTCACGTGTACTGGCGTGTCGGCGCGAACGCTGCCTACGCGATCCCGCACGGTGGGCTGTTCGAGGCGTACGCCGCGCGCAACTGGGAGGCCGGCCCGCTCGGGTTCCCGATCATGCGGCACACCGTCGAGACCGCGCAGGGCGTCACCGGCGGCGTGCAAGCGTTCCAGGGCGGCGTACTCATGGCGCCGGTCGGCGGCCCGGTCGGCGGGTTCCACGTGCACGGCGAGATCGGCAAGGTGTACGCCGCGCAGAAGTGGGAGCAGGGGCTACTCGGCTGGCCGAAGTCGGACGAGTACGCCGCACCCGAGTTCGGCGACGGCGCGATCCGGCAGGACTTCACCGGCGGCTCGCTCGTCTGGACGCCGAGCGGCGTCGTCACCATCAAGTAGAAGGGCAACCATCATGACTGAAGAGAACTACGGCGCACACGCTGCGCCCGAACCGGCCGCACCCGTCGCGACCGTGAGCATCGAAGTCGCCGGCGTCGCAGCGCCGACCCTGGCGACCGTCGTCGCCGATCTCGCCGAGCGAGCGGTGAAGACGTTCGCACAGACGCTGCTCGTGTTCCTCGGCGCCGGCGCGACCGTGAGCGTGCTCGACGTTCCGTGGACGGCGGCACTACAGGGCGCCGCCATTGCCACGCTCGCGACCGTTCTGCTCGGGTTGGTACAGACGGCATGGTCGTCGACGAATCCGTACGTCGAGGCGCTGGCACGCGCTGCGCGCACGTTCCTCGCGAGCCTCGCCGGTGCGCTGCCAGTCGTCGACGCATCGCACGCATGGACGTTCGCCGACGTTGCGTGGGGACAGGCAGCCGGTATTGCTGGCACGCTCGCACTCGTGTCGCTGCTGACCTCGCTCGCGTCGCTGCGCATCGGACCCGACAAGGCATCACCGAGTTTGGTGCGATGACGTGGCGCCGCTGCACCGCGGCGATTGGGTGCCGCTCATCCCTACGTCGTTCAGGTGGCCGATCCTCGCGCTGTGGGTTCTCGAACCTGTGGCGCGAGGCATCGACTACGTGACCGGCGACGGACCCAACACGACGAACTCGCTGACGTTCGTCGAGCAGGCTATGCCCTTGTGGGCGTGGGGCCTGCTGTTTCTGACCGGCGGCTCGCTCTCGATCGGTGGGTTCCTGCTGCGCTGGCCGCGTATGACGATTCTCGGGCTGCACATCGCCGGGACCACGTATGCGGCTATGGCACTCGGGCTCACCGTGAAGGCGTTCGAGCGCGGCGGCGACGGTTTCCGTACCCCCGTCATGTTCGCGGTATTCGCGTTCACGTTCTGGTTCGCCGCGTTCGGCTACCTGCAGCAGTGGCGCGTCGAGCAGGCGACACGAGCAGCGACCACTAAGGCGCTGGTCGAGCGGGGGCTGATTGGTGAGGACAATGCGCGGTGAACCTACCCGAAGGGCTGCCGAGTTGGCTCGTGATCGTCCTGTTCCTACTGTTCGGCTCGCCGGCATTGTTCTCGCAGTTCGCCGCCAAGCTGCCCGGCGTGTTCGGAGCGGCTGGCCGGTGGTGGCAGGGCCGCCGGCAACCGGAGATCAGGCGCGAGGCCGAGCGCGCGGCGTCCTATCGGGTCCAAGAGGCAGAGATCGCTCGGATCTCGGAACAGTACGGCCGCATGCGGGACGACTTCACCGAGCAATCCGATCGGCTCGATCGCGTCGAGGCGAAGCTGTCGCAGACCGAGGACCGACTGACCGAGACGAACCGCCGGTTCTTCGCACTGCTCGGGTACGCGCGAGAACTCGTGCTCGACTTCCGCAGGATCGCCCCCGAGCAACCTGTGAGGCAGCCGCCCGAGGGGATACGCGAATACCTGTGAAATAGACACGCCGGTGCCATGTGTAGACACGAGTGGACACACACGGCGCCGGCGTTGTGCTACTCTGCGAGGGACCAAACAACCCCACCAGGGAAGGCACTAACCATGTCCGACGCACCAATCACCAACCGGCCGGCAGCGATCGCCGATCTCGACTCGATCTGGGACGGCCGCACCTCGCACGCGATCCTCGACGTGCACGACACCGGCCGGCTCGCGAAGATCCCCGGCGCGCTGGCCGCGCTCGGCGAACTGCTCGACAAGCTCAACAACGAGGTCGACTACAACGACGCGCCGAGCCTCGAACGCGTCACCGTCACCGGCGACGGCGGCTCGATCAGCGTCAAGCAGGAACTCGCCGACGACGAGGCCGAGAAACTGCTGAAATCCCGACAGGCTGCCTACGATCGCGGACTCGAACTGTGGCAGAAGTACCTCGACGACGGCACCATGCCGACGAGTAAATACGTGTGGGACTACTACCTGCGCCGTGAGCAGATCGAGACGCAGGCACCGAAGGTCGGCGACTGATCATGGGCTCGTGCAAGTCGTGCGGCGAGCACATTCTGTTCGCCAAGACCTCGAACGGTAAGTCGATCCCGCTCGACGACCAGCCCAACCTGACCAAGGGCAACGTTCACATCGTTCAGGACGGGCCGAAGATCCTCGCGACCGTGCTCGGTGCCGCCGACGCCGCGGCCGCCCGCGAGAAAGGCGAGCAGCTGTATCTGCCGCACTTCGCGACATGCCCGTTCGCCGGCCGGCATCGGCGTAACCGGTGATCAAACGCAAGGCGACGGCGTACTGCGACGCGCTCGGCTGCCCGGTCAATCAGACCGTGCTCATGATCCCCGAAGAGACCAGCGAGTCGCAGCTACGGCGGATCGGTTGGACAATCCACAACGGCAGCGGGCGAGCGTTCTGCCCGAGCCACACACCACCAGAGAAACAGGACACCCACCAGTGACCAGAATCGTTAACCCGTTCGCAGACACCACGCGGCTACTGCCGGCGTTCGATCTCGACACGCTCGACGGCCGGATCTCGTGGCTCAAACAGCGACGCGAGGGCATCGGCTCGTCTGACTGCTCGGCAGTGCTCGGCATGAACCGCTGGGCCGACGCGACGCCGTGGCACGTGTTCATGGACAAGACCGGGCAGCTACCGCTCGACGACGGCCGTGACAGCGAGCAAATGGAGATCGGCCGCGAGGTCGAATCGGCGATCGTCCGTATCGTCGCCCGCCGGCTCGGCGTCGATCACTACGGACTGCCGGCACTCGCCAACCTCGACCGGCCGTGGCAGCGCAGCAACGTCGACCGCGTGTTCGTCACCGACGACGGGCCGATCCCGTTCGAGGCGAAGAACACGAGCGAGTACCTACTCAGCGAGTGGACCGACGGACAGGTACCCGATCACGCCGAACTGCAGATTCTGCACACCCTCGACGTGACCGGCGCACCGTACGGCTACGTCGGCGGCATGATCGGCGGCCGCACCGTCGTGTTCAAGCGCATCGACCGCGACCCCGACCTGCTCGAACACATTCGCACCGTCGAGGGTGAACTGTGGTCACGCGTGTCGGCGTACCTGCTCGAAGCGTCGAACATGGCGCTATCGGTCGACGAACTCGAAGAGATCAGCCGCAAGTACGAGCCGGCTCTCACCTCACGCGACACCGTTGACTCGATCGTCGGCGCCTCGCCGGCCCGCGACGTTGACATGATCGTCGTCGACGACGAGACCGCGGCCAAGGCGCGCGAGTGGATGACGCAGTACGCCGACGCGCAGCTGCTCGAAAAGCAGGCCGCCGACATGAAGGCCGAGGCGCGCAACAACCTCGTGCGGATCGCAGACGGGCACGCCGTCATCGCCGAGCAGGTCGAGACCATCACGCACCCCGACATGGATCTCGACGATTACCAGCACCAGGCCGACCAGCCTGACCACAAGGTGATCGCCCGAGTGCAGCGCGGCGTGTTCGCGAAGGCACGGTTTATCGAGGCGCACCCCGAGGTCGCCGACGTGACGATGAAGAAAATCGAAGTTCTCGACACCGACGCACTCAAACGCGAGCACCCGGACCTGTACCGACAGTTTCAGTCGCGCAGCGTGCGCGGCCCGCGCAAGGGCGACCCGAAGTGAGCGGCGACGACCAGGCATCCGACGGGCTGTTCGCGGCGCTGCAGAGGTTCGTCTCGTGGATCTCAGACCCCGACGTGACACCACCCGATCAGCAAGAGGTCGAGCAGCTGGTCGCACTCGCGACCGATCTCGTCGACCGCAAGAACATTCGCCGACAGGTGATCCTCGCGCTGCTGAACGCCGACAACTTCACCACGCCGATCCCCCTCGCCGGCATGCCGGCGATCGCCGAACCGCTCGTCGAATACATCACCAACGGACCCACCAAAGAACAGGAGAACACCAATGGGTAGGGATCTGAAAGAACGCGCCACCGCGGCGCCCGCACAACGCAGCAACGCACCCGCGACGCTCGCGCAGCAGATCGACCGCATGGGGCCAGAGTTTCAGCGCGCCATGCCGAAGGGCCTCGAAGCGACGCAACTCGTGCGCGACGCACAGACCGCGCTACGGCAGACCCGAGATCTCGCCAAGTGCGAGGCGGCGACCGTGCTCGGCGGGCTCATGACGTGCGCACAGCTGGGCCTACGGCCGGGCGTGCTCGGGCAGGCGTACCTGCTGCCGTTCTGGGACTCGAAAGCGCGCACCCACAAGGCGCAACTCGTCATCGGGTATCAGGGCCTGCTCGAACTGATCTACCGCTCGGGCATGGTCGAGACCGTCGCCGCGCGCATCGTGTACGAGAACGACGAGTTCCTGCTCGAATACGGGCTCGCCGAGGATAAGCTCGTGCACCGGCCACCCGCCGGCGGCGGCGCCCGAGGTGCCGCTGTCGCGTACTACGCGATCGCCCGGATGAAGGGCGGCGGCTACGCGATGACCGACCCGATGGGCGTCGAGGACATGCGAGCATATGCCCGCAAGCACGCCACCGCGAAGAAACGCGACGGCACCCTCGTCGGTCCGTGGGCGCAGAATTTCGACGAAATGGCGAAGAAAACGTGCGTGCGCCAACTCGCGAAGATGCTGCCCAAGTCGCCCGAGGTCGCCCGCGCGATCACCCACGACGGCGCAGTGCGAGCCGACACCACGCCGGCCGCCGTCGACGCGCAGCCCGACTACATCGAGGGCGAGTACAGCGAAGCGCCGGACGACTCCACAGTTGTTGATCAGCCTGTGGACAACGCGCCGGCCGACGACGAGCCACCGTTCGAGCCGGACCCGACGCCGCAGCAGCAGGTCGAGCAGTACCTGCAGGGCGCCGGCATCACCGACCCTGACAACGTGGCCGGCTGGCTGCAGCAGATGGTCGGCGACCCCGACGCGCCGGCAACCCCGGCAGACCTCACCGCCGACGAGGCGACGAAGGTGCTCGAAGCAATCGCCGAGAGCAAGTAACCCACCAGGAGGAATGAACACATGGCAGACAACAGCACGCCGAGCACGCAGGGCGAACAGATGAAGGGCCAGAAGGTCACCAACCACAACGGCACCGACGCCGGCACCGACGGCAATCAGGTCAAGTACCGGTTCTCGGGCAGCCCGACCAGCCTGTACGAACTGCAGCCCGAGGCCGGCGAGGTCCGCGTGATGACCGTGACCGCACAGTGCACCAACGGCACACACGGCAAGCTCGGCGCCGACGGCACGTTCCTCGAAGCATCGTGGGCGATCCGTGAGGTTGTCATCGGTCGGCAGACCACGCTGAAAGAACCGGTCGAGCAGACCGCAACCGACGACGACGAGATCGCCGCCGAGTCGGCCGAGAACGAGGCGCAGCTGAGCCTCGTCGAGAGCGAAGCGAACGAGGCCGAACAGAAGGCCGTGAGCGGTGTCGCCGACCCGTTCAACCCCGACGGCAAGTAGGGCCGAATGCTGGCGGCTGCGCTACTCGATCGACGGGTACGCAGCCGCCGGCACGCCGGTGCTCGTCGGCGGAACCTCACGAGACGACCCCGACGAGATCACCGTGATCGTCGATCGGCGCGCGTTCACCCTGCCGCCGTACTACCTACTTCCACCAGCCTCGCCCGGCTGGACTTCCCCCGGAACGGACCGAACCGAATGACTGACCAGGCCGCACTATCAATCCCCGACACAGCCCGCTACCTCGGCGGGATCTCCCGCGCACAGGTGTACAAGCTGATCGACGCCGGCCACCTCACCCGAGTGAAGATCGGGCGCCGCGCCATGATCACCCGCGAATCCTGCGACCAATACCTCGCATCGCTCGTCGGCGGCGTAGGCTGAGCAATCGTGAACACGTCAGAACACGCAGGGCCGCGGCTGCTGGACTACCGCGGCGCCGCCGAATACCTCGGCGTGAGCTATTCCACCGTGCGGCGCCTGATCTCATCCGGCGCGCTGCACGTCGTGATGATCGGCACGCTGCCCCGACTCGACCGCGGTGACCTCGATACCTACATCGAGCAGCAGAAGATCGCAGGATGATCCGCCGGGCTGCCTGCGCGGTGTGCTCTAAGCACGTCCCGATCAGGCTCAACGGCACCACGTATGACCACAACTCGGTACAGCCACGCTCGGCAGATCCCGAGGACGGCGACGATTACGTGCAGTGCCCCGGCACACACACACCATCAAAGGCCGGGTGACCGTGGACAAGGTATGGCTATCGACCAGGTACTACGCCGACGACAAGTTCGACGGCATCAGCGCCAACGCCGAGCGCATGTTCTCGCGTCTGCTCGCGCTCGCCGGGCACCTCGAAAACGGCGGCCGGCTGCCCTCGAAACCGTGGACGTACGTCGGGCTGCCGAAGGCTCGCGCGGCCACCCTCGAACTCGTGCGCCGCGGCATCATCATCGAGTTCGACGACGGTACGTACGACTTCCCCGCGTGGGCCGGCTGGCAGGACAGCGGCGACAAGCTCGTCGACCGTAAGAAGGCCGACCGCGAGCGCAAGCGCCGGCAACGGGCTCGGGAGAAACTGGGGATAAACCCTGTGGATAACTCCAATGACGCCGGCGAGACTTCCGAAAACCGTCAGGAAAAGGGCCACGGAGGGGACCACTCAGGGGCCAAAAGTGGTCCGGTCCCGGACCCTCAACCGACCCTATTCGCGGAAACGGGCAACGGCTCGAAACCCGCTAGCGACCAGCCCGAACGCGCGAACGCAGTAGCATCACAGTCACGTGACATGTCCCGTGACGTCACGGTGCCAGAGGAGAGGAGACAAGAGGATATAGGTGGTGGTTACGTAAGTAGGGAACTCACCAGCGCGCGCGCGAACGACGCGGCTACGCCGCCCCCCACCGATTCACCAATCACACGCGGATCACTCGCACTCGTCCCCGACCCCGCACCCGACACCGACCCCGAACCGGCCGACAAATGCCCCCGACACCGCACACGAATCGGCCGCGTCGACGAACCATGCCGAGGCTGCCGCGACGCACGACTCGCACACGAGGCATGGACCACCCGAACCACCGAACGCGCCGCAGCCGAACGCGCCGCAGCGATCACCGCACGCCGAACCGCGATCGCCAACTGCACCCGCTGCGACGAATACGGCTGGACGATCGACCTCGCCACCGGCCACGCCGCAGAACCCGCCCGAAAATGCACACACGGAGACCAACCGACATGAACGCACAACGCTCACTCGACTGGATACAAACCCGATCACACGCCGAAACCGTGCCCTGCCCGTTCTGCCGAGCACCCGTCGGCCGCACCTGCCGAAACAAGTACACCGGGTTCGAAGTCTCATTCCCCGCACACCCCGACCGCGTGAAGCTATCCTCCGACAGGCCAGCAGCCACACACAGCGAACAGATCACCGATCTCGACCGGGAGGGAGGGTAGACCCACAAAAACGCTTAGAACGGCTCTCAGCGCCACAACCCACCACTACAAAAACCCGACAACACGAAAGACCCACCAGCCATGACCGACCACATCGCCGAAGCAACCCGACTCATCGACCGCAGCATGACCTGCCGAGCCGACGACGGACTCGACCGCAGCCTCGTCGCCACCGCACAAGCTCACGCACTGCTCGCAATCGCCGAAGCACTGCAGCCCGACGTGCAGATCGTCGACCCCGAGATTCCCTCAGATCCGGGCGCGAAACCGGAACCTGTGCAGGTAGACGGCTGGCCGACCGTCGACGACAGTCGCGAGAACGCCGCACAGAACGCGCTCTCACGCGGCATCACCGAGGCCGCCGGCATCCTCGGGATCTCGCATGTGAAGCTCTCGACCCGCTACGACATTGCGAGCCGCGTCGTCGCCGAGATCCGGGCGAGTGCCCGGTGAGCCTCACTCAGCAGCCGTGCCCGCAGTGCTCGGGCTACATGCGGGTGCCGGCCGTCGACGCGCTGCTGTGCCCGAATTGCGGCGCGATCAACACCACCGACGCGCGCGGCAACCTGACCGTGCCGACGCCGGCCGAACTTGATCTGCTGCTCACCCGGCCCGAGGTGCGGCGCGTGATCGAGCAGGCGTCGGCGATCCGGCAGGCACTGTTCGGCGGGCAGTTCACGCTCACCGACCCGACGTGTCTGCTCGACGCCGAGCCGTTCGGGTCGCTGTCCGCGGCGATCGCCCGCGCCAATACGCCGCCGTGGACGATCACGGCGTGGCTCGTCGTCGACCCGTCCGGTCACGTCGCCGCACACCGAGGCCACCGCAAGACACCACCCCGAGAGGACACCCCACGATGAACACATGGCTACTCGCCGTGCGAGGTACCGCCGAACCACAAGACGGCGAGGCGAACCTGCTGAACGCCGTCTACCGCGCCACCCGCGAGCGCGGCGTGCTCTACGTCGACGTGGCATATCCCGCGAGCATCGCCGTCGCGAACGCCGGCAACGACGTGCTCGGCGCATCACTCGCCGAATCCGTCGACCAGGCCGAGCAGGCGCTGCGCGAGATCGTCGCCGAGATCCCCCTCGGTGACCGCATCGTGCTCGCCGGCTACAGCCTCGGCGCGATCGCGGTGCTGCAGGCAGCAGCGGCCGGCATCCGATACGACCGCATCGTCACGATCGCCTGCCCGACCCGCACGATCGGCCACGTCACCGGCGGTCGCGTGCTGCGCACCGGATACACCGGGATAGCCGCCGGCTACCGGCCCGAACCGCGCACACTCGACGACGTGTGCCACATCGTCAACCCGAACGACGGCATCACGTGCCTGCACCCGCAGTCGCCGCTGCGCCGCCTCGTGCCGTACCTGTGGGCGCTCGACCTCGACGACTGGGCGCCGTGGGCCGGCACCGTGTACGCACACCTCACCGGGTGGCGGCGACTGCTCGACCCGCGCGCCGTGTTCAACCCGCAGGCGTGGGGCGAGGCGCTGCCGGCACTCGACGGCTACCTGCACGGCGGGCAGCACACCACCGCGTACCGAGACGCGAAGTGGGAGCACAACGGGCAGCTGATCAGCGGTGTCGCGCTCGCCGGCAAACTCGTCGACGAGGTGACTGCCCGGTGATCTGGGACTACACCGAGCACCCCGGCGACTGCCACCCGCGCACCGACGACGGCGTGATCACCGTGTGCTGCCGAGAGTGCGCCGGCACTGGCGCGTTCCCGGTGCCGTGGGCCGACACACCCGAACGGGCGATCGCAACCGACGGAGGCTGTGTCGCCTGCAAAGAAACCGGCAGGGCGTTCGTCGTGTTCGCCGCGGCGCCATGATCTGCGCGGGCAGCGGCCGGCACGCACCGCAAGCGATCGCCGGGACCGCGCACACGCGGCCGATCGGCTACTGCCCGCACTGCAGCCGAGCGCACGCGCTCACCAACGCCGGCACGATCTGGAAGCACCGAACCACCACCGAACCACTACCCACCGAGGACGACATGCCCGACCGCGCGAAGAACCTCACGTTCACCGGACTACCCGAGCCGGCCACCCCGGAACTACCCGCCGACCTGTGCCAGTTCTGCTACGAACTCGCCGACGAAATGGCCGTGCACAACGAGTCGGACGTGATGACCGAGTACGCCGAGATCCACGACCACGCACACGGAAAGAGCACCCGATGATGACCACGCTTTACCAGCACCCCGACACTGGTCATCTAGCCAGCTATTCGCCACGCGCCGGCAGCGACGACCCGAATCCGTGGGTCGAATACGCGTGCACACCGTTCGCGTTCTCAGCAGTCGCCCGGCACCCCGAGCTACCCGACGGGTACCTCGCGCTCGTGCTCGTGCCCGAACCGGCAGTCGGCACCATCCTCGACGGACTGATCGACGCCGTGCCGTCGTCGGCGCCCGGCGGCTGGGCCGAGCAGATCGACGAGCAACGCAAGCGCGCCGACGCCGCCGAGGCTGAACGCGACGAACTCGCCGACGCGCTACGCGACCTCGACCGGCACATCACCAACGTCACCCGCAGCATGCTCGACAAATGACCGACGACCGCACGCACCCCGCCGGCATTCCGTGGTGCCGGCAGTGCGGCCACGCCCGATGTTTGCACGGCGAGGACGGGTGCCTAGTCCGCACGTGCAGCTGCTGGCGCACCGCCGACTCACTCGGGGCGACACTAGACCCACAACCACCGAACAAGTAGCATCACCGTGTACCCACCAACCGACCCGGAAGAGAGCACCGTGTGACCATCACAATCCTCGGCGTAGACCCGTCCCTCGCAGCGACAGGACTATGCCGCATCGTCATCGACAACGACACCCCGCTCGGCGACGACCTCACCGACACCGAGTTCAAGAACCTCACCGCCGTCTCGACCGTCACCGTGCACAGCCACGGCACGACGAAAGACCTGCCGCCCGTACGTCGGCGCCGCGTCCAAGCGATCCGACGGCAGATCCTGAAAGCCGGGCACGGCGCCGACCTCGTGCTCATCGAGACGCCGTTCTACAACCGGCAATCGACACAGGGCGCGATCATGGACCGCTCGTGGTTGTGGGGCAGCCTGCTCGACGGGTTCGCCGCGGCCGGCACGCCTGTCGCGCACGTCGCCGTGCAGAAGGTCAAAGGGTTCGCGACCGGCAAGGGCTCGGGCGCCGGCACCGATAAGACTGGCGTCGCCGCCGGCATGGTCAAACTGTGGGGCGATCACGTCGACCCCAAGGGTGACAACGAGTACGACGCGCTCGTGCTCGCCTCGATCGGCGCCGTCAAAATGGCGCGGCACCGGCTACCGATCCGCGTGCAAGACCGGCACATGGATCTTGTCGCCGGCATCAACTGGGACGAACTCGACGAGAAGTGGATGAACTCATGAGTGACCACAACCTCGACCGGCTGACCTGCTCGACCTCGCAGTACGACGAACGCGCCGACACCAGCGACAAGGCCGGCAAGGTGCAGGTGTGGGCGGCTGCCGTTTGCGAGTGCAGCAATAGCTCGAACGCGTACCTGTGGATCGAGCAGCACACCGTCATCGGGTACCCCGACCTTGTGCTCGACGTGCTCGAACGTTGCGGGCACGACGCGCTCGCACTTCACCAGATCCACAGGAGGACACACAGCGATGCCTGATCACGAACCGCTCGACCCGAACGTGCCGCACCCTGATATTCCCGACATTCGTGTGCACGAGGGCAGCATCTGCGAGATCGGCGGCATGCTGTTTCTCGCCGGGTTCGGCGCCGGATACGACCACGCGCAGCAGGAACTGCTACCCCACGAGGCCGCGCACGAGCAGACGAATGCAGCCATGACTCGACTCTGTGACGACCCGCAGTTCATGGAAGAGGTGCACGACGCCGTGCACGAGGTGATCGACCGGTTCGGTCGACAGATCGCCGAACGGCTACGTGAGCCGGGCGGCGACGATGGGCGGTGAACGGTGGCAGCCGTGGCCGACGGCACCGTACGCGGCCGTCGTCGACCCGAAGTACGACCGACTCATGCACTGGGCGCTGCTGCAGCAGACGCCGATCTGGGAGATCCCCGAGGATCTGTTCGACGTGCGCTCGTGGTACGACCTGTTCGCCGCGCCGAACGTCACCCTGTACGGGCCGGACTGGGAGCCGATCAACCCGCTCGACCCGGTGCCGGCATACCGAGGGCCGACCTTGCCTGTCGGCGCGATCAGGACGTACAGCGGGCCGCAGTTCTACCGCTCGTCGCCGCCGTGGCAGCGTGCGCTGCTGCGCTATCACCTGCTGCTGCGCGCCATGCCGGCCGAGTACCGGCGGGCCGTCGCATGGCGCGGTGGCCGCAGTCCCGCATGGCTCACCGAGATCGGGGCCGCCGTCGCCGAGCATGCCGCCGGACGTGACCAGCGCAGCAGCTGGGCGCGACGGTTCGGTACATCGACGATCACCGATCTCGAATCGTGGGCATGGACGCAGCGCGTTCTCGACGCCGCCCAATACCTGCAGTAGCATCACGCCGTACCCACCAAGTACCGACCAACCGAACGGAGCAACACCACCATGAGTAGATACCTGCGCACCGATCAGCCCGAACTCGTCGAGTGGCATGACACCGGGCAGGGCGTGCACACGCGCTACCGGTTCGACGGCAAGCCGATCGCGTCCGGGCAGACGGGCCGGCCACCGGGCGCACTCGTGAGCGTCGACGAGTCACCGGCAGCGGCCGCACTCTGGGACGCACACGACCAGCGCCGCGAACTGTCCCGATTCCGCTCTGACGCGCAACGACTCAACAACGAACTCGCGCACGCGAAGGCAATCGCGAACGGCGTGCAGAACGCGCTACGCGACCAGCTGGGCGAGGCACGCCTCGACCGCGACAACATGATCGACCGCATGCTCGACCAGCACAAAGAGTTCTGGAACGATGCCGTCGACATACGGACCACCTCGGAACTCATGAAGATCGAGGGCACCCGGTCGCAGCGGGCCGCCGACGAGGGCCGCCGTCGCCTCGACGAGATCACGAGCATGCTCGTCGACACCGCCGGCAACCTCGGGCTCACCATCGCGACCGGCGCGTCACCCGAGCAGCTTGCCCACGAGATCGCGAACCACACGCACGAACGCGCCGTCGACGACGCGAAGTACGAGGGCAGGACCGCGGCCGATATGGCGCGCATCATCGAGGCGTTCGCCGCGTCGGCCGGCATCGCGGTCGCCGAGTGTGAGTCGCTGACGAGCATCATCGACCGAGGCAAGCGGGCCGTCGGTATCGGCCGCCGGGTAGTCGAGATCATCGAGGCGCCGACGACACAGGACCACCCCGACGACGCCGTGATCGGGTTCGCGCAGGAGGCCGTCGACTCGATCGGCGTGCTCGACCGCGAGGTGCAGGGCCGACGCGAGATCGCGGCCGCGCTCGGCTACGTGCTCACCCACAACGACCCGACGCCGACCGTCGACGGGCTCGTGAACCGGGCGATCACCCTGCTCACCGACCGCGACACCATCGAATCGAAGTACGACGACCTGCTCGTCGCATGGCGCAAGGCCGAGGCGCGTGTCGAGCAGCTGAAAGCCGCGAACGCCACGCTGCAGGATCTCACACCGCGGCCGCCGGCGAACATGGCGAAGGCCACCGAGGCCGTGTCTCGTCTGTCCGCAGCGTCTGACCGGCAGAAGTTCATCGCGTACGTCGGTGCGACGCCGGCCGAGACCATCCGATACCAGATCGACGGCGGCGGCTCGGTGCCCGTCGACAATGCCGCGGCGCTGCTGCTACTCGCGCAGGGCTGCCTGAACGGCGAGTTCGCCGCGCTCGTGGACGCGTGGCGCTCGCTGTCCCCAATCGTCGTCGAGGCACCCGCCGACGCGACGCCGGCAATCGCCGGCACCACCACCGAAGGATCGACCAGTGAGGATGACAACCAATGACCGAACCGACACGCCGCAACTTCCCGCGGCACGCACACGGACCTGTTCACGGCTGCGAAGCACGCAGCCTCGACGCTGACAGTCTCGGCGGCATCGTGCAGTTCCACGCGGCGAGCCTGCCCGGCGTCGCCGAGTCGACCCCACTCGGGTTCGACGTGCAGATCACCGGCAAGCTCACGCAGATCGGGCACAGTGAGGGCTCGACGACGCTCGCCGTGCAGCTGAACGACGACGGCGCCGCGTTCATGTTCGTGATCTCGCCGACCGATCCCGTCGCGTTCCTCGGTGAAGAGGCCGCCGACGACCTCGTCGAGATCCCGACACTCGAATCGACTGACCTCGGCGAAGAGTGGCCGGTCATCGAACGCGACGACGAGCACCCCGACCTCGACCCCGACGTGCCGGTCGTCGACCAGACCCGTTGTGTGTCCACGGTGACGCCGGTACTCACGCACGGCAAGACCGGGCAGATCCTCACCCGCCGGGCTCAACTCGACCAGCTGCCGGCCGGCTCGATCGTCGTGCCGACGTGGCTCGGTGACCGCACCGACGCCGGACTCAACACCTGCACCAAGTTCTCGGACAAGTGGCTGCGCGCGATCGACGACCCTGCCGGCGACGGCGTGTTCCCGCTCGGCGCGATCGACGCCGCCGGCCTCCCGGATCTGCACGACGATGACGACACCCGCACACCGGTCGACGGCAACCCGCTCGGCGTGCTCGTCGTCTACGACCCCCGCGACCAGCTGTGAGCGCGCACGATTGGCCGACCGATCTCGGGTATCGGCCACCCGAACGCATCGACCTCGCGCTGCTCGACGACGACCTCGCCGAGGAATGGCGGCACCTGCGCGGGTTCGGCTGGTCAGATGAGCGGATCGCCGACCGGTTCGGTATGCGCCTCGAATCCATCAAGCGGCGCGGGTATCGGCGCAGCAGCAAGGCGGCATCGTGAGCCGGCAGACCGCGGTGATCGTCGACATGGACGGCACCCTGGTCGACGTGACGACGGCGCTACCGCACCTCGTCGACGATGCCGGCCGCAAGACGTTCGACCGGTTCCACGAGGCGAGCCGGGCGTGCCCACCGAACGCGCAGGCGATCGCGTATTGCGTGCGAGCTTGGGCCGCCGGGCACGTCGTCGTCGTGGTCACCGCGCGCATGTACCGGTGGCAGGAACTCAGCGAGGCGTGGCTCGACGAGCACCTGCCCGGCCCGTACACCGGCCCGTTCATGCGCGGCGACCTCGACCACCGGCCCGACGTGGACGTGAAGCGCGACATTCATCGGATACTCACCCGCGACCACGAGTTCGAGATCGTCGGCGCGATCGACGACAACCCGCCGATCATCGAACTGTGGCAGGGCCTCGGTATCCCAACCGAAGTCGTGCCGCGTGAGTGGGACCGGTGAGCAGCCGGTACAGCGGCCGGCACCCGAAGGCGCGGCCGGGCGCCTCGGGTAAGGACTGCAGCGAGTGCGGCAAGCCGATGCTCGTCACGCCGGGCATGCGTCACGCCATGTGTTCGCCGCGCTGCCGTGTCTGCTACGACCCGGTGCTGTCCACCGACCCGACGAACGACCCTCGTGTGCACGCTGGCTGTGCGAAGAAACGACCCAAGGACAAGGGAGCCGACCACCAATGAGATTCCGCGCGTACTTCCACCGGGGCCGGCATCGGCCGGCAGACGGGCGCACGCCGGCCCGCTCGATCATCGCTCGCCGCGGCCATGCGACGGCGATCCTGCCCGACGGCCGGCACATCGAGTTCGCGGGCCTGTACGTCGAGCGCGTCACCGACGTGTCGGACGACTGGCAGTTCCGCAGCTGGGCGCACCTGCCGATCACCCATTGAGTAGCATCACCGGAGTGCTACAGTAAGAATCGTTTTACCCCACCAGAACGAAACGGAGACCACCGTGACCACCAGAACCGAACGACTCGCGAAGGTGCGCGCCGTCGCCGCGGAGATCCGCGCCGACGCCGAGGCCGACGTGCGCAAGCATGACGGGCAGCCGATCGACGGCCGCCGGCTCGGCACCATCCACGGCGAAATGAACGGGCTGATCGTCGGGCTCGCGAACTGTGTCGAGCAGCTGGCCGCCGACGATTCAGTCGACGCGCAACTCGTCGACCTCGGGCAGCAGATGCGCGACTCGCAGCGCGTCACCGGCGCACCGGCCGGCGTCGCCGCGGCCGGCAGCATTGCCTACACCGGACCCGGCTACGGCGTGGGCACCGTCATCAGGCACTCACGCAAGCTCGAACACACCCCGCTCGGCGTCGTCATCTACAACACCGGCAACCCCGCGAACATCTCCGACGGCGGGCCGGGCCTCGGCGCGCAGTTCTTCATCCGCACCGACACCGGGTGGCAGCCGTGCGACGCCGCCGGCACGATCACCCGGCTCGCCGATTGGCCTGACGGGTTCGCGTCCGACCAGATATTCCTGCCGGCGCGAGTGTGGGCGGTGGAACAATGAGCCTCGCCGACTACCCGCTCGCCGCGTTCGACATTGAGAGCACCGGACCGGACCCGCTGACCGACCGCATCGTCACCGCGACGATCCTCGAAATCCATCCGACGCGCGGCGTCGAGGTGCACGAGTGGCTGCTCGACCCCGGTATCGAGATCAGCGAGGGCGCGACCAAGGTGCACGGCATCAGCACCGAGCACGCACGCGACCACGGCCGCGACTACTCGGGCGGGCTGCTAGAGATCGCCGGCGAACTCGACCGACTGTGGGCGGCCGGCTACCTCGTGGCCGTGATGAACGCGCCGTTCGACCTGACCATGATCGACCGCGAATCGCAGCGCGTGTTCGGCATGCCCGGCCGGCGCGTCGGCTCGCTGATCGACCCGCTCGTCGTCGACAAGCACCTCGACCGATACCGCAAGGGCGGCCGCACGCTGACCGATCTCGCGAAGCATTACGGCGTCGAGCAGGGCGAGGCACACACGTCGGCCGGCGACTGCTACACCGTGGCGCGCATCGCCTATAAGCTCGTGCGCTCGCCGAAGCTCGCCGAGGTCGACGACGCCGAGACGCTGCAGCAGCTGCAACGCTCGTGGCGGGCCGAGCAGCAGGACAGCCTGCGCGCGTTCTGGCAGGGCCGGGGCGACGAGCGGTGGCGCACCGTGTCGAGTGACTGGCCGGTGATCGCATGAGCGACGACGTGTGGGACACCCCCGCCGGCATCCCGATCGAGACACACCGCAACGCGTCGATCACCGTGCCCTACATCTGGCAACACATCTCGAAGCGGTGGCCGACCTCGACGCCGTTCAAGCAAGTCGCCAAGGTCGCCGAAGAGGCCGGCGAGGCGGTCGGCGCCGCGATCAAACACGACGAGGGCCGGCGCACCTCGCAGGACGTGCTCGACGAACTCGCCGACACGATCATCGCGTCGATCGGGGCCATGCAGGCACTCGGCGCCGACCCGGCCGAGGAAGTGTTCGCCCGGTGGTGCGAGGTGATGACCCGATGATGCCGGCCGGGATCAAGCTACCGCCGGGCGTCATGGCGCATATCGAGGACGACGGCCGCGTGACGTACTGGAAACTCACCAGCACCCGAGTCGACAAGTGCGGCACTGTCAACGAGTACGTGCCGCTCAACGAGCGAGGCCGGCCACGATGAGCAGCAGGATCTGCGAGCAGTGCACCGAGCAATATCGGCGGTGGAAACACGAGCAGGCGCGCAGCGGTCCCGTCGGCGAGATCAAGCCGGTCGAGATACAAGGCGGTCAAGCCGGCTGGGACCACCACCGGCAGACCGTGCACCCCGAGGACGACTACACGATGACAGGAGTACCCACCGAATGACCGACCACGATGACCACGACGACGAGCAAATCGTCGAACAGGTGACGCTCACGCTGCGCAACGGCGATGAGCAGCCGATTGTGCGGATCACCCGCGAGTACGGCGAGATCTACCCGTACAGCGCCGGATACCCGCAGGCCGACCCGACCCCGGCCGCCGGCGTACCGGTCGTCGGGTGGCTACTCAACGCACCCGCCGGCTACCGCGTGATGGACCAGAACGGCGACCCGACACCGGACACGTTCAGCCTGCCGGCGACCGAGATCCGCGTCGAGATGCCCGTCGACGATCACCTCGCGTTCATCAGCCGGCACGTACCGACCGGGCTCACCAATGAGGCCGAGATCCTGGCCGAGGTCGAGGCGGATCTCGTGCAGTACCTGATCGAGAACGGGGCGCACCTGTGAGCCGCGACCGACTGCCCGAGCGCCGGGGCACTGGCTGGTATCGGCTACTCAACCCCGTCGGCACCCGCAAACCACCGGTGCCGGGCTCACAGCCCGAGGTGGTGCTGTCGGTGCCCCCGCTGCCGATGATGCTGGTAAACGACGACTGGGCCGACTCGGCGAAGATGCGCCGCATAGCGATCGGCACCACCGACGGCACCGCACGCGTGACGATCCACCTCGGCGGCGAGACCCGCAACGACCCCGATTGGTTCGTGTTCCTCGGGCACCCTAACCGGCTGTGGGTTCGCACCATCGACGGCTATCCGCCGGCACTGGGCGAGTGGCTACCCGAGCCACCGACCCGCGAGATCGCCGAGACCGAGCACCGTGTCGGGCAGACCATCAAGAAAGCGAGACGGAAATGACGCTGCGAGTAGTGGCGGTGCACGGCAGCGAGGACTCGACGCTGCTGCTGGCGAACCTGCCCGACGAGGCGATCCCGCATATCGAGCAGATCGCGAAGCTCACCGACACCTACGGCGGCGGGATGAAACCGCAGATCGAAGTGATGACGGTGCCTGAGTGGGCCGAGTACGCGGCCGGGCTGCAGAATCCGCGCGTCGGTCGCATCCTGCAGCTGCCCGACAACCTCGACCAGCACCCGGCCGTCGTGCACCAGCACCTCGCCGACGAGTTCCGCAAGGCGTACACGGAATACGTCGCCCGCACTGCTGGCCGCGACAACAACTCGATCGGGCTGTTTCAGCAGGGGCCGAATCCGGCCGGGTGGGGATCATGAGCGGCGGCACGGTGACCCGCTACCGGTGTCGCAAGTGCGGCGAGGTGTGGACGTGGCGCAATACCCAAGAGGGCCGCAACGACTACGCACGGCAGCAGTACCGGCACGACGGAATGCTCGAAGAGGTACCGCCCGACGAGTATCCGGGGCGGCACCGCAACGGCGAGCCGGGCCTGACGTGGTGGCCGGTGATGCTCTACCGGTGGAACATGGCCGCGTACCTGTGCCGGTCGATGGGCCTGCCCGAGGGCGCGATCGTCTACGCGAGTCAGATGCGCACCGGGCAGTTCGACGAGCACCCGCGCGAGTATCACTATCCGCCGTACCTCGGGATCAAGCCGGGCGCACCGTGGGTCGACGGCGACGGCAAGCCGATCATTCTGCACACCAGCGAGGGCCGTAGCGAGTAGTCGCGCCGTGACGCTACTGTAAGAACACCACCAGCTAGATAGGAGACCGAACGACTATGGCCGAGAAACTGCACGACCTGCGATCATTCGCCGAAGTGGCAGGCGTCAAGTACACGACGATGCGCCGCTATCACGCGACCGCGACCAAGCGGCGAGCCGAAGCTGCCGCCGACCCCGAGGTGAAGCTGCCGGCGTGGCTGATTCCACCACCCGACGATCGAGTCGGGCAGTCGCCGGTATGGCGCGACCGCACCGTGCGCAAGTGGATCGAGAGCCGACCCCGCGCAGCCACTCACGCGACCACCTGACGACCCCCGGATACAGCAAACGGCCGGCACCGCATCACTGCAGTGCCGGCCGCGCTGTGTTCCCCACCAGAGGAACCGACCGCCGGACCCGATGCCGAAGGCCGAACCGAACGCCGGCGACCAAACCGACGCATCCCGAGTGTAAAGCAACCGGCCGGCCATAATGGGAGCCTGACCACCAGAGAGGCGGCGCACC